ATGAAAAAAACAATTCTTTATTCGTTAGGAATATTAACTGCTTTTACCTTAATCTTAGGAAATGCAAACACACCAAAAGAAACACAAGTATCCTCTGAAGAAGTTGTACAATACTCGCACGGTCACACAGGTGGTTAAATTAATTCGTTTAAAATAAATACAAAAAAAGGGCCTACTCATGATAGAGTAGGCCCTTTTTTCACTTCACATACACATAGGCTTCATTTGTAGTTATATAGTATGTTGTGCCCTTACTGTTGTGTACTTTGTATTGTGGTGAACCATTAATAGATACTTTAGCATCAATAGTAAATCCAAGCCCTTCATCTACAGTTCCTGCTACATCTTTATCAGACCAGGAAGCAGAATCATAGAAACGAAGGTCGTCTACTTTAGAAACAACACGTTTTCCTACTACAGAACTTGAAGTAGTAGTTTGTTCCCCTTGATATTTAATGTAAGATGGGTTGTTATAAATCCATTGGTTACCGCCAAGATTTAACCAATCACCTTGTTTTCCCCATACTTGATATGCTTCTCCTTTATTTAATTGACGGATAACACCATAATTTGTTGATGGTCCACTTCTTAGGTTTACGTTAAATCCATCAATATAAGCTACTCCTGTTTCGCCTACAACGTTTTGAGATGGTTCTTGTGGTTTTGGTTTAACTGTAACTATTGAGCCTTCATACGCCTTTTGTACGTCCGCTCTGAATTGTGATTCTGATACACCATGACTGCGAAGGTAATCAATCGGATCTTCGTGGTCAGTTCCACCTAATTTGTAAGTAATATCTTTATGTGTCCATAAACCTTTGCTTGGATGAATTCCTATATCTTTTAAAATCTTAGCTAATAGTTTTACATAACGTTCGTAAGAAGATTTAAATTTTTCTGGGTTGCTAGTTTCAGAAAGTTCTACGTGAACAAATCTTTTATTTGCAGCTGGTCCAGCGCCATAAGCAACATATTTTGTATCGGCAATTTGGACTGTTTCGTTCCAATCTACAGCATAATGTACAAATGCATTTCTCCATGTTCTAGCTTCATAATTTCGAATGTTAATCGCTGGTGCTTCTGGTGTTGCTGTACTATGTGCCACAACGCCCTCATAAGCGCCCACACCGTAGCGATATGCTTGTTTTGGTAAGTCTTGGATAATTAGTACTCTATCGGCAAAAGAAGCCGTAGCAAACGAAAATAAGAGTAATAGAGTCATAAATAACGAGCTAAATAGTTTAATTGGTTTTTTCATTGTGTATTTTCCCCTTTTTGCCAAATAAAAAGAGCACTGTCTTTTGACAATGCTCTCCTTATGTAAGGCGTGTATTTTTTTATTTGGTATTATGTTTTTCTTTTCGTGCATCACTTCTTTGGATCTTCGCTTGAATTTCGGATGCTACACTTTCTAATAACCATGCCGGAATCCATTTTTCCCAGCCAATTCGTGCACAGTTTGCTGCGAAACTATTAAAAATGTGGTAACTCAATCCACCGACTACCATGAAGAAAAAGAAATCAGGTAGTTTAAGAGCAATATCAAATAAATGTGCAAGGGCTGGTAATGATAAAAGCACCACGGTTCTCGTGATGCCCTCAATTCCATATTGTGATGAGTATGTTCCGTCTAGCTTTGAAGCTTTACTACCCGTAATCCAGTCGAGCATGATAATCCAGCAGTAAATCGAGATCCAAATTAAGTTCGCTTTACCGTATAACAAATTAATTATTGTTCCTAATCCACCACCTATAGCACCACCTACTTTAAATTGAGTACTTGTAATAACATCGCTTATATTCAATGCCTTGATGAGTTCGTGAATTCTTTCCAAGTTCTCACCTCCTTTCAAAATTTGATCAAAATAAAAAAGCCTGCTGCAGCACGCTCAATTTCGATAAAGTTATATGTTCATTTTCTTCCACGCGTATTCTAGTGGTTCAGTACGTGGTGGTTTCATTACTGCTTTTTCAGTAGTTTTGCTTTCGTTTCGGGAGAAATTAAACATAACCCCTTTTCGTGTGGCGGTTTGCCTCACCCCTGTAATATACATGTCACTGATTTCTAATTTTGAGCCTTTGCGTATTTGTGGTTTACGTTGTACGGTTGGATACAGTGTTTTTGGTTGAATTATTATGCCTTTTATTGTCATAAAATCACCAGCCTTATTCTACTCTTAATGCAATGTTGTACTCTGAAAATGAACTCCATACACTTGAGTAGTAGGTGTTAAATAATTTATATTTCTGGACTTCTCCATCTTGAGAAATTTCAACGATATCGCCAATTACAAAATTTGAACCTCTATATGTGTAAAGGCCATCAAATTTCGCTCTTAATCCATCTACGTTATCTCCCATAAAAAATGATGTGAATATTATATTTCCTTCTAAAGATGGTGCCTTTAAAAATACCTTATCCCAAATGAAAATAGGAACAGAAACATTTTTTAATCCCTCATATATAAGTTTACTTCTAGCAGCCACCAGTGCTGCATAAACGTCCCACCTTGAGCAAGCACTCACTAAGACACTAAAAGGAGAAGATATAGGTGTGAATTGTTCTTGTTGATATAGTTCATCTGGAATACCAAATAATCCTATTACAGTCTTCCCTTTTCGTTCTGGAAGATTATCATCGTTTTCATAAACACAATAAATAACAATGTCTTTATCAACGTATAAATATAGATCCACCATAACAATTGGTTTGCTAATAGTAGTAACATTAATGGAGCTAGTCGTTTTCCCTTGATGAAAACATAACGGGTAGAACGAACCAGGTCCTCCGAAGGTAACATCCTTCTCTTTATCATATCGTTCAATTAATCTAAAGCTTGCATCAGTAACAGAATTAGCAGAATCTCTTATATCAAAATAGGTATATCTACCTGCTATAATATCTTGGCTACTTGCATTAACGGCATCAAATGGACGTAATTCTATAGAATGGTTTTTCATACCATCGTTACCGTTTGAGTACATAACATAAATGGTATCCTTTGATGGTGCAGCAGCATTTAATTGCTGCCATCCAGCCTTTTTCATTTCATCGATAATCTTCATAAAGACTTCTCTTCGCTCTAGTCTGTGTAACTTACAAATTTTATTTGTCATTTTATATGTTCCTCCTTAACTTAAACGTATCGCTTTCATAGAAACATTAAAAGTAGAGTTTGCTACGCCCCTATTTTCTATATAAAGATGGACCTTGTTTGTATGATCTTTATCCTCGCAAGGAATGGCTAAAATATCATATGTTCTTTTTTCTGATAAACTTTTATAAATTTGATTCCCATTCTCTTTTTGGTCGTACATAAATAGCATTGCTTCAACATTTGAATCATTTGTAACTTGAATCGTGCGAATATCGTATTTGTTACAACCTACATCCAATGGAGTATATAGAGTTTTTCCTGGTTCAATTGTAATTTGTATATTCCTCTCAATAAGGATTGACGGTGTAATCTCGCTTTCGGATGTATATCTATATAATTTCATTACGGTTCCCATATTGTATTCACCTCAATTATGTTTTAGATGAATATTAAAATAAATTGGTTCAAATGCTAGGAAATTTGTATCCTTCACAACTTTTACCCAAAAATCACGCGTACTTTGTGCAGCTACTGAATCAATCTGTATTTCATTTAAATAGCTTGTCCCATCTAACGAAATAAGAGCCCAGGTGTAACCAACTTTCTCCATGTACTGTTGAATGGATAGTTTTATATTTGTAGCAGCGCCGATGTTGTCATTTACGATTGTCATTTTTACAATACGCTCATTATTCACCATGTAACCTAAATTCGTTGGATCCGTTGTATTTAATTCTTCGCTATTCATTTTGATTTGTAGTGATGAACCCATACAATACATATCCCCACCATAGAAGGTAGCTTGTTTCTTTGCTAGTAGTTCGTTTTCTTCATCATATATTTCTATGATTCCCTCAAACTCTAAAGAAGGGAGTAGAATATCAATGCCGGTATGAGCTGCAGCTACGATGTTAGTAGACAGGATATTATCTGCAGTATCTTTTAATACAACCTTATAATTTTCATATAGTTGGCGCAGACGTAACATGTTGCTTGTTGTCATAATAATTTTATTGATGTCTAGCGGTACAAATCCCTCTGCAGTTCCTCTTTTTAAAACAACACCAATTCTTTTTGCTGTTAATGAATCGTTATCCGTATAATCAAAAAACGCATCTGTCTTTGTGTAAAAGTCCCATTGATCTTCCTTGCATATTGCCATCCACTCTTTATTGCTTTGTGAACCATTAGCAGAATAGGATTCAAGAAACTCGACTTTATTTTTTTCATTTTGATAGATTAGTAAGCCGCCTTCATCTCCTTCTTTTGTAGGAGCATAATCCGCAATAACCTGGATTGCAAAGTTACTTTGTGGTTTATCGATTAAAAGCATAACGTCTTTATCTGCAGAATGATTCATACGTAAGAATCCTTTTTTTATTGCATTGTTAAATGAATTCGATGGTGACATAAGCCATTTTGGATTTACGGAATCAAAATTATCTACAAATATTTTTCCACTTTCTTTTTCGTATAGCGATACTTGTTTTTTGGGAGGATTAAAGGGAATTAACTCTCCGGCCAGAATATCGATTGCATCAAAACTTATATTCAATCCGGATAAATTTACTATATGAATTCCCTCGTTTAAATCAAGTTTCTCGTATAATAACGTCTGCTGTTGTACAATAGTACCTTTATAACTGATGTTTTCATTTGGTAGATTATCGATTGAAATTTGACCCATATCATATGAAGGAGATAACCAGCTTATAATCCGTAAACCTTTCCCATAAAATTGAAATTTCACCGTTGCCAATTCGTCATTAGATGGACAGTAGTGTGCGGAACCACCGTAGTTTTCTGGGCTTGTAGTCACGCTCCATGCTCCGGAATATTGGAAATTGCTATCCGTATCATCAAACCGTTTCCAACCAGGCTCTGGTTCTTTTAATACATCACCGACTTTAGCATTAAAATTTGCGTAATCAATAGCAGATAAAAACGTATAAACATCCTTATCATTTGAACCAGTAATGAAACCATCATAAGTTACTTCTACTTTATGAGTGGCACTAGGTAAATCTAATTTTTCAAAACAGACTCTAAACATTGATGGAGAATTAGGAATTAATGAGCCTTTAATCCAATTCCCGCCATCTATTCTTACTTTTATATTGTAACGGTGTGCTGAACTAGATTTTTGCATTATTCTAAAAGCTGTCCCGGTAAATGTAAATGTAAATATATCATCATTTGTATTTTTGGGATCAGAGAAGGCAATCCAACAGCCTTCCGAAGAAGGATTTCTATTGTCACCTACTATAAACCAATTAGCATTTGGGTATTTATTCTTATCTCTTACACCTTGAAAAAAAGTGTTAACGTTATCGAGTTGGAAATGCTTACGATTCCATCCAGATTCCGGTTTCAGTAAACTATTACCTAATTGGGATGTTGCCATTCCATCACCTTCTCTTTATCTTGTTTTCTTCCAGTTTGAATTTGTCCACCAAGATTGGCGGCTATGTCGCAGCCATAACTTCGGATCATCATTTTCTTTTTCGATAACTATTAATTCATCTGGTTTTTCTGTATCTAGTACTCTCTCCATTTTGAATAGTTCATTATCCTCTAGAACTGATTCTCTTTCTGGTGTACGTTCAAACCGTTCATATTTCTCTGTAACGCTTTCTAATTCATGTTCCCTATAAAATGTATCTGCTTCATTATTTACAGCTTCTATGCTAGTCTGTCGCTCTAATAATTCATGTTCACTAACGATTACATATCGTTCAGATTCCCTTGTTGCATCTACAGTTTCAATTACATTTGTATCTGTTGTTATAACTTCTTTATCGGCTGGTGTTATATCAGAGATAATTCCGCCCTCAAATTCACGTATATCGGTAAAGGCTTCTTGCTCTGTAATAAGAGCTTGTTGTGAATCTTGTTTGTAAGAAATGTCTACAGTTATATGTTCAGCATCTAGAATAATTGGAACAATATCAGAAGCAACTTCTTCAATCACTGTAGTTGTATGTTCTTTCATTGCTTTTTCAGATTCAATTGTTTGATCTAGTTTCATTTGCATCACATTTAATGATTTAGATGAATCATTAAATAAGGCAATACGTGTTTCTAATTCTTTTTGAACACGGCCAAACAAATCGAATTCTGGAAGATATACGGGAATACCAAGGCCCTCAAATAAATCAAACTCTTCTATGTTAGCTTGAAATTCTTTTTCGGTTTTATTGGCAACTTCATCAGTATTTACATCAGTAATAAGTATGCGTTCTTTTAACCCCAATAAAGAAATTTCATCAACATGTGTAAGTACTGCAATATCTTCTTTATCAGCTTGTTCCAGTTCAACTACAGTTGCTTGTAGCTCATTTTTCACTTCTGCAAATGTAACGTCTGGTGATATGCCTTGTAATTCTTTGAAGATACGATGAGAATAATCTGTATCAGTAATGCCGGCATTTATTTCATGTAACCTTTCTGCTTCTTCTGTGACAATTGTCTGTATCTCGAATATGTTTTGCGATTTATTCGCATCGTCAGTTTCGGAAATATCTTTAACAGATAATACCCGTGAAGCATTTTTAACTTCTTGTCCTATCTCTATAGCTGCAGTAAATACATTTTCTTTATTTGCGAATTCTTGTTGATCGGCATATACAGAATCAAGTGTTTCTACGATACGTTCAAATGCGTGTGTTGTATCTACATTCGCATACTGTGCTTTTGTTCTTGTAAATGATGCAGATTCATTTCTTTCAGTGTCAAATACATTTATTTTCTTGTTTACTTCGTTATTTGCAATAACATCTGCAGCAAGTTCCTTTGCTCGAATAGAGTGATCCAGGTTAATTTGCTCTACATCTATTTCACGAATTAAATACGCGCTTTCAATATCTTCATAAGGAAGCAGGTCCACATTTTCAATTTCTTCTACACGATTCAACTCATATTGTTTAGCGATAGATGTTTCAATGTCTCTTTGCATACGAGCAAATAAATCATAATCCGGAAGATAAACCGGTATACCCATACCATTAAACAAATCAAATTCTTCTATGAGCCCTTTGACTTCTCGTTCTTTTGTACCAAATTCGAATTGTGCTGGAGCATGAAGAAGCATTTCTTTTTGCTGTATATCACCAGTTTCATTTTCGGCAATGGATACAGGTAATATATTTGGCACTGCAGTAAATAAAGTAACCTCTGCATGTGTAGCTTTTAGCTCCCTGGTAACAATCTCGCTCGTTTCATTATGCATGGATACAGCTTCATAATCCGTTGTAACTCTATCAGCCATAAGCTCATTATAAAAACCCTCACCATATACAATACGCGCAACATTTACCCATTCCGGTAATACTTCTACACCTGCAGCGAATTCACGTAACTTACCTTTTAGTAAATCCTGCTTTATGATTGGTGCAGCTTCATACTCATTCGTTATAAGATTTGTTTCATCAGAAGCGTGTACCATTGCTTCTATCTCGTTTGGTTTTTCGCTCTCTACCCCTTCGATATGGTTTATATCGAAAATTCGTCTGTGTTGTGATGATTCTTCTCCAGAAATTAGTTGAACAGAAATCCTGTCCATTCGTTGCGAATGCTGCATTTCAATGTTGGCCACATTTATATTTCGATTTAAATCAAAATCAGTTGTATTTGAAATGTAGGCTTCTACCTCTATTTGTCGCAATGCATTCTCTACAACATCTGTTAAAATCCCTTTTGCTCTTACTTTTGTGGCGGTTATTCCTGTGTTATCTTCTTTAACAGCCTTATATCTAGCATAAGGAGCAATGCAAATTGGATAATCAACATCATTTTTGTTTTCTGTATTTGCTGGTGTAATAGAAAAAGAATAAACTTTTTCATTCTGATCTGGTCCAGAACCAACTACAACAACATGACTTTTTTCTTTGGTACATATAGAAGGGGAAGCAATAGAATAAACTTTTTCACTCATTCTTCTGCTACCCCCTTATGCTTAAATATCTTCTTTGTAGATCGCTAAACCAATTGGATTAAATGGTGTTGCTTTTGCTTGTGTCATAGGACAAACCGGCGTTGTCGGTAATGTGTAACGATATAATTGAGCCATTTCATAAGCGCCTGTGATTTCAGAACCAATAACCGGTGCTTCGTTAAATGTAACGGTCTTATCTTCTGCATTGTATACATAATCCGTCTTTTCTACTTCTTTACATGAAATGAATAATCTTAACGTTTCGCCCTTTGGCTTATGTTCTAAATGAAATACTTTACGGTGTCCGTCACCTTGTCCAAGTACTTCATCTACAACTGTTTTTTCAATTTCTAGCTCATCGGCTTGTTGGATGTTCTTCGGATGTACTGCATATACATCATCCAGCTTTCCAACATAGCCATCATTTGGATGCACAATATAAATTTGAGACAAATGATATTTACCACTATAAACCGATGGATTAAAGCGTCCTTGTCCACTATCTACTGACATATCATGAGTAATGAAAGCTAAATAATGATGCTGGTACATGGCTCCTGTACTGGATTGTGATAATTGAACCGTTTCGTTTCCGTTTGATGTATCAGAACCGTAATCAAGCGGCGCATTACCAATTTTCTTATTTGGTGAATATACAAATTGGTCGCCTGGTCTGCAGCCGCTTAAAATAATCATGTTTTTTCTTGGTGCAACATCGAATGTATATAATTTTCCGATATACAACGGAACAAATAATGCACGAACTGGATTTGGTGTTGGATCTACACGCATAAACATAATTAAGCGGTCCTTGTTTGCATTCCCATACAGATAAACAACAGAGTCGCGATTTAATTCTTTAGAGAAACGCTGCTCCGGTGTAAAACTAATTGATGTATAAGGGGATGGGTTCACAAAATTGATCGTAGAATATACTTCGCCCATAATACTTTCCATCTTTTGTACATCGAAACTTGTTTTTGCTGTTAATGTATCCAGTGTTCCGTCTTCTTTTGGTAATAAGAAATAAATACCGCTAATCTTAATTGTTGTATCTGCTGCAGGTGCGGTTTTAAATACAATTTCCGTTTCAGTGAACGAATACTCGCTAGGATCAACAATAGTATTATCCTTGTAAACTAAGGTCCTGCTTTCATCAAAGTTAGGGAATGGCAATGCGAAGTTCTTTTTCGTTCCATTTCCTTTTCCTAATTCCCCTGATTTATCACCGGAAAGGATCTCTTTTTCAATAAAGTATCGATTAAAAGTAAATAGCAGCATGTCATTGTTTGGCTCGTATGTGTTGGTAGCTAATCTATATTCGCATGTTACTTTATCGCCTTTTGCAATAGCGGTAGTAAATGTTACTTTTCCTGTAGTTGCATCCACTTTATATTTACTCTTTTCTTGCTCAAACCCATTTACATATACAATGACTGAAGGGCCAAGAACAGGAGAAACAGGGATAGAGAAGTCTTTCTTTACTCCATCGCCCATTCCTAATTTACCTAGTGGAGAATCTGCAGAAATAAACCGGCTATCAGTGAAATCAGAATCCGCAGTGTCATACGCATTTGCTATGCCGAATCTTCTACGTTCTCCATCGCTTCCTAACGATTCAAACAGCCTTACATCAATAAATTTTGAAATACCGCTCTTAATTTGGAAAAATAGCGTTCGTTTCCAACCGTTATCAGCAAATAGTTTTTCTAATTCTTGCGGTAATGTTTGTAAATATACGACTTTATCAAACCACATATATGTACACTCCTTTATACTGTTTTCTCAAAAATACCTAATCCAGCAGGACGATACGCTGTAGCAGGTCTTTTTGTAATTGGTGAAATAGCATCTACATTAAAGAATTTGTAAATGTCGTGCGAATCCGGACAAGTATTCTTTCTAACTTTTAATCTATCGCCATTTAATAGACCTAGTGGAGACAATAGGATCATATAAGGTAAATATCCACGTACACCTTCATCTGGATGAACAATATAAGCGCGTGAAGTATGTACTTTATTGCTATAAACAGACGGGTTAAATTGATATTTGTACTCGTCATTATCCTGCGATTGCCATGCTAGTGAATATTGACCGCCATCTTTACCAACGCGATCTGGTGGCATTGCATTAGGCGCTACATTCCAAGCAATAAAATGAGCCTGGTACCTTGCTCCTAATCGTGAACGTTTAATAATTACGTTATCAATACCATTACCAGGAGAACGTGGATAAGATTTCATGACAGGCATATAGTTTTCTACATTTCTATATGGTTTCGTGTCGTTAAAATCGAATTTATGTGATGCAGCTTCATTTCCTGTATCGAATGCTGTTCCTGCCCACAATGCATCGCCTAATGTATCATCATTTGCATAGCTTTCTAATTGGCCCATGTAAAGTGGTGTAACTGGAACCACATTATTTTCAAAAGCTGGTGTATTATCTGCTTGTATTAATAAAACAACGCGACTTTCATCAACTTGGCCATTAATTCGCACTAATGAATCTGGCCACCAATTTGTTTGAGCATCGATACCTTGTAAATTCGTATTTCGTAATGTTACTTTCACCCAAGGGGACATCATGACTTGTGTCTCTGCTTCATCGTAAGAGTAAACTTTATATGTACCGCCACCACTTGGATTTGTCTTTAGAGTAATTCCTATTTTAGTTAATTCCACATCTAATAATATTTTTTCAAATTTGTTAGATTCATAAGGAAGAACCAGTACACCTTCATCAGCAACGCTTGGTTCTTTTTCAATCATGTAAACATAAAAACAAGAACGATCCCTACCGCTTTCTAGACGTTTTTTACCGTCTTCAGCAAAAGCTTTCTTTCCTTCTTCATTTGTGAAGTTGTATTTAATCTCTGACTTTTTAAGTGACCATTTTGAAATTTGAGCAATTCCATAAATAGAACCGCTATTGTTCTTCACTAGCATGTGCTTACTCATGCCAAATTCAAATTTTGTATCATCGTCGGATTTTATATCTAAATCCGGATAAACGGCTCTGAAAAACGATTTTACTTTCTTCCATCCGTTAGCGATTACCAATTTAACAATTTCGTCTTGGAATTCGCCTTCTGTATACATTTTTTCAACGTATGCCATCTATTTCACGCTCCTAATCTCTTAATAGTTGGTAATTAAGCCATATAGCTTTTTTCTCTGCAGATGCATTGTGGTATTCGAACTTTAGCTCTGCATTAGCAGGTATAGGTTTTACAATGGAGAAATTAAATCCCTCCGGAACATCTTTTACATAAACCTCTTTAAATACTTGTTGGCCATTAATAAATAAATTCCAGTAGTCCGAATCACTGTAATGTGAAGCAGCAACAGAAAAAGCAATCATTTCTGTTTCGAATGGTAATGAAAACTTATCTACATGAATTTCATCATGTATACCAACTCTTCGCCCTTGTATGAATGGCTCTGTTTTTGTTGGGAAGTAAGGTGCATCGAATCTTCCACCAGCCATATAGGTAACAGCAAAACTCATCAATACGCCCCCTTATCTTAAAAAGTGCAATTCAAACCAAACCGTTTTATCAAGAATTCCTTGGTTATGGAATCGAAATACAATTGTGTCTCCTGCTTTAACTGCTTTATAAACCATAAAGTGCATCCCTTCCGGAAGCCGCTTTGTATAAATATCTTGGCAAACGGTTTGCCCGTTTACGATTAAATCCCATTTATCATCTAATTCGTAAATGGAAGAACTAACACTAATTGCGTAAATCTCCATATCTGCAGGTAATGTATATTTCACTTCATCCGTTTTAAATGATGTGGAATCCATAATGAAACCAGGTATATATGGTTCTGTTTTAGTCGGATGAAAAGGCGGATCTAATCGTCCACCGGCTAAATAAGTTGTTTCAAACAAGAGCAATCACCCTTTTTCTTGTATTAAAAAATCCCCGTGCATCATTACGACACATCGGGAATTGGTAAATCAGATAGTATACCGTTACCTTTATTAAGAAGTCGCGGCTGCACACGTTCCAATTGTTTTTGTGCATTATATATTAATTGTATCTCCATCTCTTTTCCGGTTACTTTATGAGAGATAAGAACTTTTTCTAGCATACCTTGTGAATTAAAGGCTAAATCATAGTGTAAATATTTATCTCCATCAACTGCAGACAAACGAGCACCATCACGAATGAGGGTGTAACCTTCTGTCATACCTTCTTTAAATACATCGTTTGGGTCATTACCAGGCATTGGTTTACCACCGGTATATATTTGCCTGTCAATTAATCCTTTCATCAAATACATGATTGGATCATATAAGTTTTTTTGCATTATCATATAATCACCCCTAGTTCACGCGCGTCACAGACCATGTTTTGGCTGGACGCTGGATATAATAGTGATTTGCATCTTGATTTACCCGAGGAAATGATAAATCTGGTAAAGAACCATAATCAAATAAGATATTATTTTGCGTATCCAGTACTTGCAAACGTCCTGTAAGAATCCCTTTTGGGTTTCGTACTGCTTCAAATACGATAATATTCACGCCATATTCAAGTGGAATATCTACATATGTCGGATTGTTCCGGATGAAATAATTCTCTTCGATTAATTTATCATTACAGTAAATATTTAATAAATCGCCATCCTCTAAATCCCAATCCCAAAGTTTTAAACGTAATGTATCTACATTTACTGTAATACCGGTTATATCTGTATAGGGAGCAGGTTCATACCCATAGTTAACAGTTAAATCTAAAGTTTGATAGAATCCATCGTCTGCAGAAATCATTGTATTAATCCCTTTAACAAAGTAATTCCACTGTTGACCAGAATCTCTATTGTAAACAGAAATAACATCAAATAATTGAATCCTTGGATCACCAACTACTGCTACTGTTAATGTTCTGAACTTCTGAATTGCTTTTAAATGATAAGCTGCAGCAACCGCTCTTCTTGCAAAGAATGTTGTTGCCCAGGGTACTTCTATCATTTCCTCTCGTAAATCACCCTGCGATACATTTTTTAATAGAAACGAATTAAGAAATCCGTTTGCGTAATCTCCACATTTAACAACAATACTGTTACTTATATCCTGGTCAGTTAGCTGCATATCTAAAGAAATAAGGTTTTCCCCTTCTCTAAAACTAAACTTTGCAGGTTCATTAATTGCATAGTCTGGCATCTTCATAAATGTACAACTTCCGTCTGGTTCGTGTTTGATGTAGTGGAATGTTGTATCTATAATATCGCGTACAATTTCATCCCATTTTTGAAATCTCTTTCCGGTTGCTCCTTCAACAATCCAACTTTGATTGGTTCCAGGAATATTTACTCTGTTACCGTGCAATGTAACTCCTGCTTTTTCAAAGAAGAACTTCACAACATCATAAACATTACCGGTAGGTGCAACAATTTCATCTGATCCAGGTGTTGGGATTACTGATTTATGTAAAACCTTCTTATAGGATGTAGTGCAGGTTACTGAAATCGTGCCACTTTCTGCATTTACCTTCACATCAGATACAAAACCATGTATATATGGTAAAGCCTCTTCACCGTAGCCAATAGACACCTTAAATTCAGTCTGCGGATATAGCTGGTTTGTATTTGTTACCTCACTGTTATAAAACCATTCTGAAATAGAAGAGAACTTACCATACCAGTTATCAGGAGCCATTTGGCCGTATTCATTTGCAAAGGTAATAGTAAATGTACTAGCAAACTGGTCTGCGTTCTCTTGTACTTCTAGGCCCGTTACACGATGTTGTATTTGGACGTAAGAAGAAGAGTCTCTTCTTTTCATATAAACAATTAAATTAGGGGAGTTATTCCCCACTTGGAAATAGCTCCCCAACATTCTAATTAAAGAAATAGAACCTTCTCTCACATTCCATCAACTCCTATTCCTGCTTGTGACATAGATATTAATTTACATTTTGCTATGACTAGCGTTCCTTTCCGTATTGCATCTACTTCATTCGGCGGAATTATACCCCCATAGGTACCGTAATCGCCAGTAATAATATGAGGGCGGTATATTTCCCCCATGAAATCACGCCAATAACCGATATCGTTGAATAAAATATTGAATTCTACTTCGCATCCTTTATTCCCAATACTTTGGAAACGAGGATAACCATGCATAACATTATAGTTTTTTAATCCGTCTAATGATTTCGGCATTTTTGTTTGCTCAATCATTGCAATGTTTGGGACGAAACCAAAAGCGTAATAATGAACATCACGTATATAAGCTACATCTGCACCACCATAACCGCTTGTTGTGAATTCAATTGTTTGTGGTCCTACACCTACAAATATTTCTCTAGATTCCCAAGCATAAGCACCTCTTGCTCTAAATTTCTCAATACCATTTACTCGAACAATAAAATATTTATTTGGTAACATGCCATCAGAACCAATAGGGACTTGGGACATAAATGAAAAGTTATATGTCCCTGGCCATGAGAAATTAATTGTATATCGTATTGTGTTTTTTACTTCTGCTGCATCCCCTAAGAGATGGTACGAACCACCTCTTCTATGCAATGTTTTTAATATACTCATACATTTCGCACCGCCATTCCCATTAGATCATCAGCAACTACGTTTTGTAGCAGCTTTCTCATTTTTACAAAGTCGTCTGCAGATTGTAGTTTTTCAACAGAGACTTTAAATGTAGCATTTTGAATTGTTACAGCATTATCCGTTTTCTTCTCAACGTGGGTTTGTCCAGCAAATGGATGTGCAGTTTTACCAATTAAATCAGCAGAACGTGCTCCCATTTGGCCAATTTGATTAGATACATCGCTTACTAGTTTCATTGGTTTAGGTGGAACGACAGCTTTATTTAATAGTTCAGAAGCTTTATCTACTGCAGGAATCATTTTTTCCATCCCTACACCAAGACCTTCTGTAATATAACCCCCGTATTCCATCATTAATCGGGATGGGCTTCGGATACCAAAGAACTTTAATACAGCTTTAGGTATTCCCGAAACTACGCCCTTAGCTTTTTTTATAAGCCAATCTGCCATACCGGACATACCTTCACCGATACCTGCGATAATATCTTTTCCCCAGCTAACTGCATCTTTTGCTACATTTTTTACTATAGAACCAACTTTACTGAATACATCCTTTACAGTATCTACAACGCCTGTAAATGCACCAGTGATTGCCTTCTTTATAGTTTTAAAGTTACTAACAATAAATTCTTTTATACCGCCAACAACATCGGTTATTGTATTATATAATTTGTTAAAATTAGTAATTACAAACCCAACAAATTCACGAACTGCATTAATGATTGTAAACTTTATAAAATTCCAAGCTGATTGAATCACATTTTTAATTGTGTTCATAACGCTAGAAATTGTATCTTTAATAGATTCCCAAGAAGATTTCACAAAATCTTTTAAGAATTTTAATACTGTAGTAAAGGTTGATTTAATTGAGTCCCAGGCTTTTTTTACAATTTCCTTAATCGTGTTAAAAACACTGGATATTGTATTTTTCATTTTTTCGAATTCGGTTTTTACGTACTGCTTTATGAGTGCTAAAGCCATAGAGAAAATTCTTTTAATAGCATTCCATCCAGTAGAGAAAATTTTCTTCCAGGTGTTAACTGCCTTTTGGACACTATTCTTAATGAATTTCCATGTGCCATCTACAATTTTTTTCAAACCGCTTAATGCTAGATTAAAAACAAATTTAATGGCATTCCATCCAAATTCGAAAATGTTTTTCCAAATCTTAATGTTGTATTCAATTCTTTGTTTTATATATTTCCAAGCTTCTTCTAAGACTTTACCCAAAAATGATGAAGCAGATTTGAAAAGTTTTTTTGTACCATTCCAAAATCCAGAGAAGAACTTACCTAAACCATTCCATGCCTTTTTTGCACCTTTTACGGTTGCGTCCCAAGCTTTGGAACAGACATCACCAATCCATTTAACTGCTTTCTTGGTGTATTTTACGATGTCATCCCAGTTTTTATAAATTAGATATACTAATCCTACAATTGCTAGTATGGCAATCGTCCAGGGATTCATCAGTAAGGTCATCATGGATCTGCCCAACAGCGCTAGAGCTTTCCCAATTCCACCAAACATACCAATAAGTTTAGGGCCGACTTTAAGAATACCTGTAAATAGTAATGGCACTTTAGTAAGTATTGGTACTAGGAATCTCAATGAGCCAACAAATGCACCAACCCCACTTGTCATAAAGCCCATCATGGCGATTAATGGACCTAATACAGCGACCATACCTAAAATTGCTACAATACCAATTTGAATTGGCTTAGGCATAGAACTAAATGCCTTTGCAACAACCTCTACTGTTTTAATAATTGGAGGAAGTGCTATTTCTGCAATATCTAAAATAGCTTGTCCTAGTGGTTCTAAAGATGCCATTGTAGTACGCATTAACTTTTGCCAACGAACACCAAAAGCTTCTTGCTGCGTCTTCTGCATTTTTCCCATTGTGCCCTCGACATCGCCTAACGCACCATTTGCATTATTAAGACCTAAGACAGCTTGGGCACCCATGTCTTCCCACTTTGTCAATTGTGTTATCGTAAAGGCTTTTTATCCTCTACTTCTTACAGTTCATTTCCTGTAAGTTCGGCATACGTTTTCACTAATAAGTGTCGCGGTCTCGTGGAAGGATTATATCTTTTCACCTTCTATGCTCTGCCCCTGGCTATACTTTGTATATCCTTCGGTTCAAATTAGGATTCGCACCCTCTTTGCTTTATACCGCGATTTTATTTCGGCACAATTTATCATCTACCGAATACAGCAACACCAAGTTGGTTTGCTTTTACTTTATCGTCCATCTTACCTAAATCACCTAAAACGGCATTAAATACATCCGCAGAAGTTCCTTTACCTTTATTGAAATTGTCCCAAACCTTTTGAGTTGCTGGACTCATTTCTGCAAAGGCATCAGATACGCCTTTAGAACCATCTTGCACACGAATACCGAACTCTTTTACGAGATCGTTAATGTAATCGAGATTATAACTGCCGTCACGAGTTCCGTTTGCCATAATGGTAAACATCTCGTTAGCAGAGAAGCCGGCTTGTTTGTACAATGGCGCATATTCGGCCACATTATCAAACATTTCATTTGAATAGTTCAAACCTTCTTGTCCACCAGCAGCAAATAAATCGAATGCTTCCTTTGAAGAAATACCAAACTGATTCATTAACTGCCCTGCACCACGAGTTACTTCATTGATATCAGAATCAAATGTTTTACCCAATGTCATAGCGCTTTTTGTAGCTTCTTCTAATTCTTCGTGAGGAACGTCTTTCATATTCTGATACACTTTTATAAGAGACTGATCCACTTCTTCAATACTTTGGCCAAATCCATCTTTCCAAGTTTCTTTTGCGATTTTACCAAGGTTTTCAGCACCTTTTTCAGTAAGACCTAAAGAAGATTGGATGTTTCTTTGAGAAGTATCGAAGTCAGAAGCCACTTTTACAGCTGCAGCACCGATACCAGCTAAAGGTAAAGAAACGCCCGTTGTCATGTTTGTACCAACATCTTTCATTTTGTTACCTACATGACTAATGGATTCCCCTGCCTTTTGGAATTTATCATGCATTCCATTTGCAGTCTTTTGTACTCGATCTTCAAACTGTTGTAAATCTTTATAAGCGCCTCCTGCTTTAATACCAATCGTTCCGAACAGTTGGAACATTTCAGCTAACATTTACGCACCCCCTTCTGGGGCCGATAACCATTTTATTCTTCATCGTCGTCTTCCTGGAATTGAGCCATAATCTGCTCAACATGCGCTTCACACTCTTCTTTCGTCCATACTTCACCCATTTCATAAGATGACTCTTTATTGTCCTGGGTGTCAGTTAGTCCAAATGCTTGAAGATAATCATTAAAAGTGGTACCTTCTTCAAGTTGGCGAGTTTGAAAGCCAATGAACGCCATCTTCTTCCACTCATTTAGTTCTTCTTGCTGCTCTTCTCGTGCAATTAAAGAAAACAGGTCCATTAAACGCGAATACGGTATAGATAAGACATATTCATCTGTCCATCCATACCGCTTTTGGATCTTGTCGAAAGCACGTAACATGTTTTGTTCGGCTTCTTCTAAATATTCATCTGAATTTTCATTTACGCTTGAATCGGAGCTGCCGCTGGAATTACTGCTGATTTGCTCCATTTCTCGCTCTGAACTTTCACGAGTCCCTTGACCTGGTTGAAAAAAGTCATTAAGTCTTCACTTTCTAATAGGCCCTGTATAACAGCAACCATTGCTTCCGGAGGGAACTGTCTAAATTCTTCTGCTTTCACTTTTAATAAACTAGCAAAGAACTCTGTAAAATCATCCTCACAAGCAGGAATCATCGTTAGAACACGGAAAGCGAATTCTAACCCTTTTTGTTGCTGTTTCTCTTTAAGTGCAGATAAATGCGCTTGTTTCTCATCTTCCGGAAGAGATTCTGCTGCTTTTGTTAGTTCATCCATTTCTTGCTTATCCTTACCGAAATCAGCGAAGTTGGCCATCGCGCTACGTCCAACCTTCGAAATAATCTTAGCGAATCTCCAAACGTCCGTTACATTTAATCGGCGCATTGATACTTTTACACCTGCGATTGTAATATCTGTACTGGTATTCATCATTTTTTCTAAAATAGAAGTCATTTTATTCTCTCCTTTTAGCATTTAGCTCGTTTTACGTAATAGAAAACCGACTACCATTTATGCGGTAGCCGGTGCTTTTTGTACAGTTGCTTTCTTTTTCTTTGGTAAATAGATTTCGTATGGTGGTGTAGTTGGTGCAGATTCACTGTAATGACCGATAAATTTACATTTCAAACCAACCGTTCCTTTACCGTCTTTTAGGTCTACTTCAATAGATGAAACTACCATTGCATTACGAATTACAAAAATGACTGGTAGCTCACTACCCGAAATCATACCAATTAGTGCAATGTCATGATAGTTTGAATCGGGAATATCATTTGAAGGTTTCATAATATCGTAATCAGTTTCAGTAGTACTATCTACCGTCATACCAGGTAAAGCTAACTGCAGGTTTTCTTTTGTGAACTCTACTAATGTAAGTTCTACATGCGGTTCATCTTTTAATAACCACTTACCGCGCACCATTTTACCTAGCACACCATCAATATCTGCATCATAATACTCACGATCAAAACCCACTTTAGTTCCGCCTGTAGTCGCTCCTACAAGTTCACCTAATTCTTTTACACTTTTAAATCCTTTGTACATGACACCAGGACCGATAACAAAATTATCTGTAGTCCCTTCACGGACACCATTAATTAATTTCCAGCTCATTTGTCCTACCCCCTAATACAAGTCCGTTCGCATGGTTCGGACAAGAAATTTCGCATTTATATGAATGATAGATGGGTCTTCATCCGGTACCGGCAGTTTACCGGCTCGATGTATAGAAAGTATCCCATCATCTTTTAAACCAACTTCTCTATCTAGTAACTTCTCAATACGTGTAGCAATTAACTTCGCCTTATCATAATCCCCGTTATCACAATACACATCGAAATTCAGTATCATACGATCTATAATTTCAACATCATCCGGATTATCTGCTTCAATTCTCATAACTACATAAGGCATTTCCATATCATTTTGTGCAGTTTGGAATGAAAGAGCAGGGCCTTTGTCCTCGCCTTCACCATACTCGGATAGATTAGCTTTTATTATTTCATCGTTCTCTACAAGCAGTCTAATAGCTGCAATAGCGTTAGACATCTATTACCCTCCCATCATTCTTTTAAGTTCTCTACGTTCTTTTTCAAACGCTTTTAATAGGAATGGACGGGCTTCCATATGACTTGTACCAGTTTCAAGCCAAATTGCTTTTTTTAAATCGCTTCCTACTGCGCCTAACACTTCCGATTGTGATCGTTTGACATTATATTTAATCGAATTTAATAAATCACCGGTACGAACGGCAGGAGCTTCACCTGGTTTAGAAGCAGTATATTTACGACTCGTATGAGGTATTTTGTATTGCTTACCGCTACGGCTGCCTGTGAGGTTCTTCTTAACTTGATTTTGTAAATGAATAGATGCTGCTGTAACCTTTTCAACACACATAGCGTTAATATGCGTCTTTACTTGCTCCATATTGCTTGAGTACTCAATTTCTACTGAATTAGCCATATATAATCATACCTTTTCGCAATAAATCTCAATGTGATGATTCATAAATGCAGGATTACGCGGTTCGCCTTTTACTTCAAACATATAATCAATGCCTAATTCTTCACTTTTGAAATGAATTCGATCATTAGGCTTAATTTTGTAAGAAGCAGGTGCATATATCTTAAAGGTTGTATCGAAACTTTGTTTATCACGCTTAAACCTCTCATTATCAGCAGCAGAATTAGTAGTTACACGACAAGTCATATTCTCATAAATGTCTTCTTCTGTTTCTGCATAATTACCAGAGGATTGTTTCTTTTTCATTTTTCGTTTTACAACTACCTCATGTATATATAAATCATCCATTCCACCATCATCGAAATACATTTCGTTCATGTGGCCATCACCGGCTTAACTCTCGCTCTAAAGCCTTTTAAACCATTGAGTATCTTATTGTTTGTAGCTGGTTCATCTAGTGTTTCTGGGCTAATCTGGTACGAATAATCGCCAATACTCTCCGATGTCTTCATACCTTTTCGTTGTAAGTTAGCACGTACTACTGCAGAAACAACCAAATCAATAATACATTTCTTCATAAGTACCTGCAGATCATCATAATCTTGTATCTTATATTCGAATTCATATAACTGATTTTCGGATAAACCATAAACAATACGCCCGTTCACAGTAATAGAATCGCTCATATTTTGTTTCGAACTAACATGAGTTACTTTTGCTATAGATTCAGCAGGAAAAGAAAGCCAAGCTAGTTTGCTTGTTTGAATGACTTCTTTCATTGGATTCTCCGGCTTAACTCTTAAATACTTCCTAACAATAACCGTATAGTAATCTATTAGTTCTTGAATAACCGTATCGGGCATTTTCTGCACATTTACGCGGTCTTTAATGTCCTGTATAGTAATGTCCATTATGTTTCTTTCTCCTTCTTATCGACTTCTTTTACAAGTTCAAAATGTCCAGTACTTACAAGATAATCAGCTTTATCATTTGCAACTGTTTCTTCTTGGCCATTCTTGAACTTTTGTCCATAAGCAGTGTAGGTACCACCGTATCGCAGCGTAACTACTTTCATAATTGGCACCCCTTTCTCGAATGTAAACTAATCAATGAAAGTTTACATTCGTATTGTTGGTTTTATTGGTTCTGTCTCGTTTTCCGTTAAAAACAAGAAAATATTAAAAAAGTATACATTCAAAACCCTAATAACAAAGGGTTTATTCCCATAAAAAATACGCCTAATTATTAGGCGTCGAATGTATCAGGAATATTCGTCAGAATTGCTACTGCATCCATTTCTTGAATAATAGCGTCATCGTCAAAATGAATTACATAGAAGCGCTTATCTTCCATTACTGCAGCTTTACCCTCTGTTGTTTTACGAACACGAGTTTCATAAGTATTAACTGCAATAAAGTTACGTGGATCTGCAAGAATGATAATGTCATCTGAAAATGATGGAACCTCTGCAATTCCATATCCCATTGGTTTATTAACTTGATCTCCTGCTCCAAGTAACGCAGCATCACCAGCGCCTGTAGGGCGGTTTGTTAAATATTCAATCCATTTTTCTCTACGATTTGGTGACATAATCCAACGTAGGTTACTATTCTTATATTTGTTTGGCATTACTCCGGATAAAGCGAAGAATGAACTTTTACCGAATCCATTGGCTTTTGCAGCTTCTCCTGTACCAGTTACTAGTTTAGCGTGGTCTACAATATGTGATTCTTTCGATTTTAGGATTTTCTTTAACCAACCATCATTAATTGATAAAAATGGATCAGATGATTCAACATCTCCATTCCAATGTAAATCCTCTAAATCAATACCTGTTTGAGTTGCCATAAGGGTCATTACAGTGTCCTCAAAACTATCACCTTCAATATTTTCACGAAGCGTTTCTTCATTAATTTCCCAAGGTAGACGAATCGCCTTTGTATTATAAGGAACATTTGATGTTTTAACACCTGCACGGTATTCATCATCGTTACCCTCTGTTTTCTTACGAAGAATACGTCCGCCAATAGCGATTTTATCAATTACCCCCTGTTTTGCTTTACGCATTTCTTTGCGGTGTAACTGCGAGAATGGTGTTGAATCAAAGGCCATTCTAAAGAATTCTTTACTCTGCTCCGGATTTAATAATCCTGAAGAAATCGATCCAGTTGAAATAGCACCTTTTGAAATTCGTTGCACATGTGCTAATAATTCTGCGTTAGTCATTGTCATAGTTATATCCTCCTCTTATTTTAGGTCAAGGCCTGCAAAAACAGATTTTTTAATTGGTTGTTGTCCTGGTGTAAATAATTCGTCTGGGTCTAGGCCTTTACGAATAGAAGCTGCTTTTTCGATATTTTCAAGACGTTCAGCAAATGGTTCTAATGCTTTTTGGATAACTGCTGCAGTTTTTTCTTCCTCTGTTAGCTCTTCTGGTTTTGGTTCTATTTCTTCGCCATTCACTTGCTTTTCAATCTTATCTAACTTAGTAGTTAGTGGCTCTACCGCTTGTTTAACAATCTCTGCAATATCTTCTGCTTTCATTTCGTCTTCCTCCTGTGGTGAAGCAGCTTCTTTTATTTCACTAATTAAAGCTAATGCTTCATCTAATTTTTCATGATTCTTTTGGGACAATACTTTCCCAGCTTTTTTAATACTTTCTAATACAATGTTTTCTGCTTGTACACTATCTTCTGATTTTGCGATGGTATAACCGCCTTTAATAGAAGAGAGTATATCCTTCATATCATCAAGAGCAGTTGCCATACGGTCGATATCAGGATTACTTTCCCAAATCTCCCAATAGAACACATCTTCGAATAAATTAAAAACGGCACGTAAATCACGATTCTGTCTTTCATCTATAAAACGATCTTTTACTTCGCCCTTTTTGATCTCGTGTTTCTCACCTTTGAAGAAACCGACCATTTTACGAATAATGCCTTTCTCTTCATGAGTAAGATCATCTGCTTTTGCGATTTCTACACGTTCGCCAAATCCACCCATTGAAAAGCCAGTAACTTCACCTTTTTTAATTTCTTCCCAGGTGTCTGTATCATCCACGCGAACGGTCATAAGCCATGTTCCTGCCTTTACTTCTTGATCGCCTACTGTCATATCACTTTTAGCAATCCAGTTTTCAACAACTGTCCCTTTACCAGCGATTTCATCATGTTGTTTGTCAATGTGTTGGTAATTTTCCATAAAAGTATATGCAGCCTTTTCAATTTCTTCTGCGGTCATTGTATCCCCGTGTGTATCTTCTACATCTGGTTCATATACCACACCTGTAACAAGCTGCTTATCTTCCTCTGTTTTAAGGATTGGAACCTGCTTTGATATATTTGGTTGTTTGGCAGTTGCGCTCTTCATAATGGCAAACTGACGACCGTTAGCGCCCTTTGTAACCAATGAAACATAACTAATATTGGCGTTTTTTAATTCGTAACCCATCGTTTTACCTCCTTCCCTATAAATATTGGGGTTCCACTGTCAAAACGCATAGCAGCCAATTTAAAGCCGTATACGTTTTGACGATGAAACCCCAATCATATATTACTCTTCTGAAATCATAGTGCAGCGACAATGAGGATGAGCTGGCGGACACATCTTTCCATTACTAAATAAATCATCAATATCTACCGTTTCCCCATGTAGACCACCACATTCTTTACAAACACGCTCATCGTTTCCTGTAAGCCATGTTTTCTTGTTTCTATTTGCGCCCTTATAAGCAATTAAATTGCCGTAATTCATTGCATATGTAGTTTCTGTACGTGCAATCATCATTGCTCTGTAGTTGCTTGCTTCTGACATTACATCTGCAATGGAAACACTTAATGCATCAACACCCATTCCTTCACTAAGATTCTTTAGCATTGTTTCTCTTAATCTATCTTTAGTGGTTTCATGGATTCCCTTTGCTAATTCAAAAGCGTAAGTAGCTACCCATTTTGCAGCAACGTCACCAATTGGATCTAATACCATCCAGGTTAAACCGTTAGAAGCTATAGTACTCTGTACAAACTCCGTTACATCATCCTGTAGTGTGTCCGTGACTTCATCGACAAACATTTGTCGTTCCTCATCCCAATCAACACTATCCAGAAATTCATCAACTTCTGCTTCTGCAATTACAAGATCAATCTCATCATCTGCTTTATTAATACGAATTACGGGAAGCAGGTTTAAGAACCTTTTTCCCTGCTCTGAAAAAAATCAGCTACCTTCTTTTGCATAGCTTTCTCTATTTCTTCATGCTTTTCCCTAAATGCATTAATAGCAATTATGTTCTCTTGCTCATTATCTGCAGCTTTTGCAATTGGTTCTATTTGAGAAACGGATGGACCACCTTCAAAGAATGTATCTCCATCTGCTACAGGTTCATAACCTACTACTTTACGAGATTCATTCCGTGTTAATATACGTTTCTCATAACCATCTGCCGCATATTGCATATCAGCTTCACGATCATCTGTATCAATTTCGTTTAATTTGAAATGCCAATCTAATCCACCGAGTATTTCAGCAAATACACGGAACAATTGATAGTTTAATCGATGTTCTAATATTCCTTGTCCAGGCTCAATAATAGAACGCTTGTACATCTCGTTCATTTCTTTAGCGGTTGTTTGTCCTAATGAGCCTGTCATAGCCCAGCCGATACGATAAGGCGGCACACGATGAGCCACACATATCTCCATTGCGCTATCCTGCTTATATAAACGAAAACTGCCTTCTTTTACATCTGGACTAACTTTTTCTAATCTAGCTTTTGCACCTGGCGGTACGGGGACAACGGCCAATTTATGATGTTCTCCTTTTGTTTCTGCAGAGAAGAATGCTTTTAGTTCATTTTCCGTTCCATCATCTATTTCATCAACGCCCTCAAGAAATAGCAGAGCATCCGGAATTGTCTTTCCTGTAAAGAAGTTAATATTGTAATCTCTTACTGCTTGAGATCCAACTATCGAGCCAATAGAACTAACATAATTAGGTATCCCATAATAAGAAGAACGAGAACCGAATTTACGAATAACAATTACTTCTCCAGCTTTTTCTGTTCCGCTTTCTGCAATATCTTCTTCATTTAAAGGTCTACCATCAGCAAGACGGAAATCATCGGGATAATTAAACTTTTTAAACCATCGTTCTTTGTTATTTACAATTTGAGCAAATCGGACTTTATCCTTATGAGCACGAACCGTATGCGCTGGAATATGGTACAGTTCCGATGGTTCGTTTTTTTGATTCCGAACAACTTCGATAATCCCCCAGCCAACAGTTTCATAATCCTCCCATACGGCTCTAAGAATTTCTGAACTCGTCATTTCTGGATTACAATTCCGCATAAATTCTTTTAACCTTTTATATTGCTCCTGGTTCGCTTCTTTCACTTCTTCAAAAGGAGCAAAGTCGAAACCAACACCTGCAATATCATCGACTTTTGCGCTAATACAAGCAGAATGGATTGGATTACTTTCCTTTATTTCCAACAGCACTGACATATCATAAGGTGGTTTAACCAACCCTTTATCGCCATATATTTGCGCGAATGGATCTACAGTCATTTGCTTACTGTTGTCTTCCCTATTTTTTGGGTCATCTGCTGCTTTATTAATACCAAATACTTTTACATTCTTAATGGTTTTCTTGTTGCTCATATCGTTTGTGTCCTCCTTTCTTCTATTAATAGAGAGCAAAAGAAATAGCCGAACAATAAATGTTCGACTACACTCTTTTAACCTTCCCACCCATAACTACTTTCGGTTTATAGAAGGCTAGAACTATAGCATCTGCTCTATCGGGTGATTGCAATCCGCGTTTCTTCATTTCTTCTTTTCGCTCTAATGCAATCTTACCTCTACTTGTTATTCTGTATTTACGGCTAGAAAATTGAGAAATCATTTTTTCATCATTTGGAATCTCCATTGTAGGTTCTTCACCCTGTATAAATGCTTTCATATTCTCTTCAAGTAAATCTCTTACTACGGCCCAACCTTCTGCACCTGCATTATCATAATGCTCATCATCAAGCGGCTTCCCATTGTTCACAACCGGATATACTTTGAATGGTAATCGTTCAGATTTAATAACTTCTTTCAATCTGTCCGTAACACCACCACCAACACCACTATCATCGACTTTTATATCAACTCTTTTTAACTGCTTGTACTTTGCCATGTATTCCTTAGCTAATTTCAATACATGACCAGCAGTTTCCATAGTGTCTTGTTTATAGTGGTTTAATAATTTAAAGACTTTATTTCCTATCCTTGGAGCAATTACAGTTTCATCATCACCAAATCGTGCAACGTCAACACCTAAGTCAAGTGTTTCACCAGTCGGCTCCACTTTACAAGATGCTGCTTGCTCTACAATTTCTAACGGGATAAATGCATCTGCTTCTGCTTTAGGAAATTCACCAAGTACACGTACACGCCAAACATCTGAACCCTCACCATATTTCTTTTTCAATACTTCTATATTGTCTTTACTGGTTCGAGGGCTATCTAAGCTAGAGACTTTATGTATTTTATATAAATCTCTGTCACGATTATGAGAATCATAAAATACACCACTTGTTCTTGTTGGGTTTCCGCATAAAAACAATTTATTTTCTGCGCCAGATAAAGTGCCGAGTATGGCTTCCATAATAGGATCTGCTATACCAGAAGCTTCATCACATACAAATAACATATAATCTTCGTGGAAACCCTGCATATTCTCCGGCTTCGTTGCTGTTCTAGCAGTAGCAAACCAACGTTCTTCACTACCAATCATGTATACTCGTGTTTTAGTCCATTTAAGAAGATTTTTAACTGCACTTCCTTCTAACCATTTGGCTATTTCGGCCCAAAGTACAGTAAATAACTGTTCCTTTGTAGGGGCTGTACATATAACTTTTGGATTCGGCCTACAGCAGAGGAACCAGATAACAACGACTGACTCAAGACCTGTTTTACCAACACCTTGGCCAGAACGCACTGAAACCTTTGGACTTTGTGCCAAATCCATAAGAACTTTTCTCTGCCATTCATCCGGATAAAAACCAAGCATATCCTCGGCAAACGCAACTGGATCATCCCAATAAACATCGATAATCTCCATAAATTCACTAAAAGCCGTATTACTCATTAGCTTCAGCTTCCTTTTGTTTACGTCTGCGCTCTGCTATCTTCATAAGTGACTCTTTCCAGTCTTCTGTATTCTGATTAGTATCACCATCAACTTTAATAGCAGCGATTTCTTTCTTGAGTTTCTCAATGCGTAGTTTTTGTTCTTCTGTATTAGCTAATCTATCGTATTTTTCAATTAGATTTACTAGCGTTGACATTGCTTTCGATTGAGCATTTAAGAAACTAGCTTGCTTATCCCAAGCAAATTGAATTTCCCACTCTTCCTCATAGCCACTTTCCGTAAGTTTGTTTTTCCGCAGTTCTTTGGTCATGTCTTCGTTGTCTTTAACAAACATAATACGTTGAGCATGAATGATTTGAGTGTACTGCAGCATAATACTGTCCCAAATGATTGTTAAGGAATCGTTGTTAACCGCTTCTTTTAATTCTTCTTTTAATTCTTCTTTTAAATCATATATTTCTTGCGGCAAATACTTTCTATACAATCCATGACTAACAGCATTACCATTACGAAGTGGAGCAGCGCCACCGGAATTACCAACAGCATTTTTATTACCCTTTTTGGCTCCGCCACGATTGTTTACAGCATTCTTATTACCCTTGGGTGCTCCTGGTTTCTTGTTGGAGTACTCCGTATCTTTCTTTGGAGTACTCCGTTCATTTTTATGGAGTACTCCATTTAATTTGTCTATCCATCCATCTTTGGATTTCCATCCGCCAACCGTTTTTTCACTTACAGTTTTTTCGGATGTAGACAACAATTCGGCAATTTTACGATTCGTAATATCACCATTATGTTCTTTAAATATTTCATACGCTTTGTTACGGTCTGGACTTCGTTGTCTAGCCATAATTACATAACACCTGCCCCCTTATCCAATTGTTTGCACTTCCTTCTCTAAACACTCAATGCATATATGAGCATTATCCGTATTTGCTTCACGGAGATATGTTTTATCAAAATGAGTAATAGTTAATGGCATTTTTAATGTCCACATGCACGGCTCATTACAAACAGAGCATGTAGGAACGTTTATAGTTTCTTCTTCCATTTACACCACCTCACGCTAATTGCTTTACAAAATAAAAAAGCAGCGAATTCGCTACTTTAAATTTTTCGTATTTTTTTCTTTTTCATTTATGTATCTATATAAAGTGGCCCTTGAAACATTGAACATCTTACAGACATCAACTTTAGGTAATCCTTGTTCAACCATTTTTAGCATACCCTCTATCTGTTCCGGAGTATGAGCACGTTTGCGACCACCTTGTTTTCCTCGTTCTTTTGCAGCAGCCACACCACTAACAACACGTTCATTAATAACCTCGCGTTCCATTTCAGCCATTGCACCAAATATATGAAATAAAAACCTTCCCATTGTTGTAGATGTATCAATACCATCTTTAATAGAAACAAAGTGAATTTCCTTATCATTAAATTCTTGCAATAAATTAACTAACTGGTGCATGGTTCTTCCTAAACGATCTAACTTGTAAACAACCAATGTATCACCTTTGCGAAGTTTGCCAAGTAATAATTGAAGCTCTTTTCTATCCTTTTTCGCTCCACTTTCTTTTTCTGTAACTATTTCCTCACAACCATAACGGTTTAATTCATCCAATTGCATATCTAAATTTTGTTTTTTAGTAGAAACCCTAGCATATCCAAATATCATGCACCATCATCCCTTGTTATTTGATATAAAAAGTGTATCAAATCCCTGTATCAAAATCAATCATTAATTGAGACATAGTTTTGAGACATTTGTTATACCATTTTTATAGGTTTTAAGGCCCATATATTAAGTGTCTCATAATGTTTTGTTTTTGAGACACTAGTTTTCGGACAAACGCAGTTGCAATCCACTTAAAATACCATTAATTAGTTCAGTTTCTTTTTCATTGGATTGAGTTAGCAATTTATCGATAACTTTCTGATCAGAATAAGCTAACAAAAATGAAGATATATAAGCTAATGCATTTACATATTCTGTAGCATCTTTACTATCATTATTTGCATGAGCAGTATATTGTACATTTGACAATACCATCACCCCTTACAATATTTGGGTTGTGTTGAGTTTGTTTCGTTTAATTGGGAGCATTCAAACCATACTCTAAATCTCTCATTATCTAAAATCCACGTATTGCCGACCTTTTTGGATTCAATAGCACCTGCTGCACATAGATTCTTTATATGACCAGGAGAAAGGCCGCTAATAAGATGAGCATCATTAACACCAATAACATTATCTAGCGCTGCATATGGTTTCAAATTAACATCTTCCCATTTAACACCATACATCCCTATACCCATTTCATTCATTTTTGTTTTATCTGTCATTCTCTCTAAATGATCCAATACAATATCATTAATTAATTCCCATGTAACTGCATCAGATAAAACTCGTGTCTTTAACTCTGCTGTTAAATCATTTAATAATTCTAATTCCATATGTATCACCTCATAATAAATGCAACACGTTTGCGCTTATTTTTCCTTAACAACAAACAAGACGCCACCCAGATCACGGCAGCGCCTGCTCTAATTGCTATACACATGTTTGTTCTAAAAATAAAACATCCCTAATGGACACATCATAAGATTAGTAACCGTATTTTCTGTTCGTTAATTATTATGTTTATAGGCCTAGATTGTGCACATCTATATTCAGTGAGCGCATACCCTATTACATGAATACTACTTTAGGAGTGATTATATTATGAATCCTTTACCGATGAGGATTGTTGTAGCTCCAGCTTCTGCTTGGCAACATTTACCTCAATATCCTTCATATGGTCAATATGGTATGCAACCTGGGCATATCCCCTTTACTCCTACAATTGCGCCTTCTCCTGTAATATACCAATATCATTATAATTTCCCATCATTGTATTTCCAAGAGTTTCACGGTACATTTAACATTTAATATCTGTACCATTGATGTCAATTCATGTTATACCTAAAACAGTATTTAAATACGTTTAATGTGTAATTTCTATATAACAAAGAAAAAAGCAACCGTTATGGATGCTCTGATATCAATTATTTATTTGTATTTTAATTACGGTAAATGAAGTTTTACCCTTCTTCCAATCACCTAATATTGCTGCACCAATCTTTTTATGCATTATTAAGTAACTGAAAGAAGAGCAAAAGCTCTCCTTAATAACGGTATCATTCAATCGTTACCATCTGCTGGTTTCGGATTTTATGCGCCATCATTACGAACCGTTTAGAATTTTAAAAACAACATAGTGAGTTGTGTTTTCCGCCACTTCCCACAATACAAATATAACACGTTAATTCCAAAATAACCGACACATTTCCTGCCAAAAAGCGGTCACGACTCTGCCAACATTTTCATAGCTCAAATTTTTCCACTGCATCCGTTAATTCCACTGGTACTCCGAATATACTTTTTTTCATTTCTGTCATTTTCTTTTTAATAATCCAATGTGGATAATTCAATTCTTCTAGAATATTTCTAAAATAATTTGGATTTAGCTTTAACATATCAGGATTTCTTCCAGTATTCCTTTTGTATTTAATTATTACTTCTAATAGTTCTTCATTTAACATGAATCACAATTACCTCCCCCTTGCATTTTATATTTATGTATATACACCATTCGATACCTTGATACTGCCACTTACCCATATCTTATATTGTGTGTAACTAATCCAAACGTTACAGCCCTTGATATTAATAGCTTCATAGCACTTTCTCTTTTGAGTTACACAACACAATAAAAATGAGTAACCGTATAGAATAGGGTAGCATCACACATCCATCAACTTAAGGAGAATAAACGCTACCAAAACAAAAAAAGCCCCAAATTTTTCCAAAAAATAAGTTGAGGCTTTTGAAACAGAAAAGTATATTTTTAACTATGAAAACTACGATAAATTTTTCCTTTTTCCTACTTATTAAATTCAGCAAGTAAAATTTTTTTAAAAGGATTAGGACTGTCAGTTCTACCCAAACTATTCCAATTGACGACCAACGTATGCTTGCCTCCAAGTTTACCTCCAACAAGAGTAGTAAACCCTAGAATGCCACCTGTGTGTCCCCATATCGAGACACCGCTTGGAAGCTTAGTTTCATAGATTCCAAGACCATATCCATCGATTCCTTCTTTTCCTGTAGGAACTGTAGTAAGCATTTGTTTTAGTTGCTGTTCTTTCAGTAATTTGCCACCGAGCAAGTAAGAGAAGAATTTGTTTAAGTCGTCAGCAGTAGAAATCATATCTCCAGCAGAGCTAGCTGCACTTGGGTTATAATAAGTAACATCTTTTAGCTCACTTGCTCCGTCTGGTTGGAAATATCCACGGGCATGGTTAGTGCCTGGAATAACACTTGAGTTGCCTGGTAGGAATGTATTCGACAATTCAAGTGGTTCAATAATTCGATTTTCAACCTCTTCCGCATAGCTGTTTCCAGTTACTTTTTCAATAAGGATACCCAGTAATACGTATCCTGTGTTTGAATAAGACCAGCCCTTTCCTGGAGCAAAGTCTGGGGGAAGAGAAATCCCAATCTTCACTAACTCTTCAGCCGTATACGATTTTTTGGTATCCGTAAAATCAACGTCTTTTGACCTTGAGTATTCAGCGATACCACTTGTATGGTTCAATATCTCCCGGATAGTAATCTTGTTACCATCATATCCATTTCCTTGAATGACACCAGGCAACCAGTCTTCGATGTAGTCGTCTAGCTTCAGGCGATTCTCTCCAACTAATTGAAGTACAACTGTTGCGGTGAACGTCTTCGTCACACTCCCAATGCGAAAGCGAAAATCTGTTTTCATTGGTTTCTTGGTTCTCAGATCCGCTATTCCAGCGGCATACCCCCACGTTTTTCCACCCTCAGAAGTTTTAGCAAGTATCCCCGGGTATCCAAGTTGCAATGTATCTCGCATTGCTTGCTTGACGGAAGTACGATCTCGTTGCATATTTGTTTGTAACGAACTAGATACATTTTGAGTGGGCTCTGCTTTTACAATTGAGGTTGATGTTGTATATAACAGGGAACTTCCAGCTATTAAAAGGGCCAGACTTGCACATGTAATTTGACCACGTATTTTCATAAGGCATTCCTCTCCTCTATTCATATTGTATAAGTGTTTGCTTACTGTTCCTTACTTCCTGACAAGACTTAGGGAAAGGTCCTCACGCATATAGATTAAAGCCCCAGTACAAAGGTATCTATCAATACCAACAATTTGAGCCAGTTAAATCTCCATCCCTTCTATAACAAAATTATTCAAAGGTATGAAAGCATATTATGTACCCTTAGTTATTGTTAGGATTAACACAACATGAGACATAGCCCCAACCCATATTTTACTTTATTTTTCCATGATATGTATTGAGAAAGAATGTAAATTCAAATCCTTTCCGTACCCCAACTATTGATCGTTTTTTTCACCTATTATAATTAATTATTTTGAATTGCATAATAAAAAACAGTAAAAAAATAACGAGTCCCTTAACGTACAGGAAGCGGTTGAAAAATATGTCTAAACGCACAATTTTCTTTTTTGATATGATGACCCCATCGCAATCAAGCTAAGGTTTTGAAGTACCCACTAAATGAAATTTCTCTTTCTCTATATTTAGTTATTTTGAGAAGTCAACTCATTTTTTGTTTTTGAGGTGTTTACTTTTCTTAAGTTGATGGATGTGGGGGAGCACCACATGGTCATCAACTTAAAGTTTTAACATACCAGAAATTAGGAAAATTTTATTCTGTTAGCTTGATAGTGATAGGGTACAGCCAACATTTCGGAAGCTTTGTATGTTAGACGAATTTTAACCTAAAAAAGTCGAATTCTTGTACGTGAAGTGCAGTGATATTTCATTCATATAATCCGTATTATCTGAAATTAATAAAGTCTGTTACACTCTCTTCTTTAGGAACGTTTCCATAATATCCTTCTTGAACCATTCATAATCAAACTGAAAAGCTACATTATGCGTTTTATAGCCTGGATTAGTAACAAAACGAAAGTCTGCAATGCTTTGACCAAATCCTTCCCCTTGATCAGGAATCACTTTAATGGGTACCCTTGAAAGACTAACAGCCTCTTGATTCAGCAAATACCACACCGTTACAAAATCATGCATAGGACTTCCACTTATACCAGGATTAGACTTGGAGTAGAAATTATAATAATAATCTAACATAGGTTTGATGATGAGTCCTGCAAGATCCTGTGTACTCCGATGAAATGCATCAATTTGCTGGACCATTTCGGGTGTAACAATCGCGTGTTGAGTCACATTTAAAGGAATAATCGTCAAGTTCTTTGCATGCTGCAGAATTAAGTTTGCTGCATAAGGGTCTGCGTAAAAATTAGCTTCAGCCACAGCAGTTACGTTACCTGGATAGAAAAAAGCTCCCCCCATGCAAATGCATTCTCTTACATTTCGCATTGTTTCTAAATTTAATACAAAAGTCGTAGCTAGCGAAGAAAGTCTTCCTAAATTGATAATTGTAAGATCTTCTAAATTTGATTCTATAATTTGATAAATATCATTTAAAGGATAAACTGGATATGAAATTTCAGGTGGAATAATAGGTCCTAATCCAACTTTTCCATGTACCTCAGGGAAATACTGAATCACTATACCTGTCAACGGTACAGAAGCTCCAAGGAATACAGGTATTTCTTCTCTTCCCGCAATGTACTTTAAATAGTTAATATTTCTTATTACATCTTCTCTTGATACATTTCCATAATCGGCCACAATTCCTACAAGTTGAATGTCTTTACGAAAAAAGGTGTACAGTATAGCAAACGCATCATCAATCCCTAAATCTGTAAACAGGAGAACCTTTTTTTGCATATCTCTTCCTCCAAAATTTATAGAATCCTACTTTCACCAATGATGCAGTGATTAGAATACGCTTGTATATATATTTTTTATGTATTCTTAAAGAGTGGATTCTATTCACTTGAAATAGCTTTTCTCATCTAAATTTGATTTTATGTTCAAGCGTAAGTTTCTGTTCTTAAGTCGATAAGCATATGTTGCTATCCTCGAACAAAAAAGCAATGATTAGATTTTAAACCTAGTCATTGCTTTATCCATTGCATCTTGGTTTACTCCTATATATCTTAACGTTACTCGTTCACTTGAATGATTGAATATCTCCATCAGCAAAGCTATGTTCTTTGTCTGCATGTACATATGATATCCAAATGTCTTACGTAATGTATGTGTCCCAATCTCTTCTAAACCAAACTTTGCTGCTGTGGTACTAAGTATTTTATATGCCATGCTTCTTCCGATTGGTCGATTCTTTCCTTGTCTGCTCTTAATTAAATACTCATAGTCTTCCATATCTTCAATGTACCACTTTAACTCTCTTCTTAATGCTGCAGTAATCTGAATACGTTTCTGCTTACCTGTTTTCTTTTCTCTCATAGATATATGACTACCTTTGACATCTCCTACCTTCAGTTTCAAAATATCCGAGATTCTCAGGCCTGTATTGATTCCCATAATGAAGAGAATGTAATTACGCAAGCTCTTCTCCTCAAAATAATCTTTTAGCTGCTGTATTTGCTCCGGATCACGTATTGGTTGAACGAAATTCATTACTCATTACCTCCCGTTTCTTCTGTCTCGTAAACTTCTAATCCAAGTGCAAAAGCAAGTTTATAAAACGCTTTGGACTTCCAACGTCGATAAGTGCGCTCTGACATCCCTATTTCGTTATAAACCATGTAATCACATACGTCCTCTTCTTCTAAATAACGTTTATAAATAATATCTCTCTGAATGCTTCCTGCACGTCCATTTCCTAATCGATTTAGAAATTGATCAATACGTAATGACATTCTTTCAAGCCATTCTTCTCGTTTGCTTTGTTGAATATTTGCTATAGCAACATCCTCTAACGGCTTACCAACTGTATGTGTAGGACCGTGCTCACGTATTTCATAAGAAGGAGTGACCTTCATTTCTTTACGCATCATCCCGAATTGTCTATGTATACGTACACTTTCCAACACACCTTCTAATTCCTCTTGTGTCGCTGTTCTATCAATTTTTGGTAAGAAAGATAATTGTTTAGTCATGTAAGACCACTCCTTTTTATTTTCAGATTACTTTTGTCTTATTGCTCCACGTCTTCTTTCATAACAAGGTCTATGCATCCCCATTAAATCCTCAATTTCACGAGTGCTAAATTTCTCTTGTCTTTTTTTCTTCTTTTTTGCTTGGTTCACTTGCTTTTTCCATTCACGTAACTGATCCTTTACCCCCGTCATTTCCTCATCTCCCTTTTCAAAATAAAAAGGACACCTATTCCTAAAACAGCTCAAATTGCTGCTTTAATGAATTGGTGTCCTCTAGTTTTCTAGCCGGACTATATTTTGTTTGCTTTACTTTAAAAGGATTATTTTATTAAGTTATATTTCTTTAACCAAAACCAAGTCTCCATGCCTTTTACATCTTTCTCGTACATTGGCATTACATATATCTCTTCATTTATTAACAGTTAGAACTCTACACATTGTTTTTCATTGTTCCACCCGTAAGATGCCATTGGAACCATTTTCGGCTCTGTTTTCCCTTCCATTTCTCTTCCTCCCCTGAATAAAACTCAATATTCCGTTCATACTATAAATACACTTGAGTTCTGAACTTCCTTCTTAACGTTTTTTCGGAGAGCAGTTAGCTTTTGCTAGCTGCTCTTTTAATTACACATTTTTGTCTTAACACTCATATATTATTGAGAATTAAAAAATCATCTCATGTATAAAAGGGAAAGTATTCTTTTTCATTACTCCACTCCCTCTTTAAATAACACAGTTTGAATAAGGTTTTTAAAGAGGGAATACATTTAAAAATCTTGGTTACACTGTAAACAGGCTCGTGAATAGCCAATTTTACTAATACCCACTCTATGTCTATTACCTTGGGCCGAGCAATTAGCAAAAGCTAATTGCTCTTTTATATTGAGTTAATAATAAAATTTAGGGCTTATTCCTTTTCTACATCATATATTTTCAACCTAACCATCCAGCTCAAAGTGTTACCTCCTATCTTTAAGAGCACTGATGCATGGTGCTCTTTTTGATTTCCTTATTTCTACAAAATGAAATTTTTGTTTAGTTTTCTTTCCTGCATAATATTTCGATATCCGTTTATACTATAGTTGTATCCTATGCTACTTCTAAAAGCGTACAATGGAGCAGTTAGCTACTTCAGCTAGCTGCTTTGTTGTGCCAAATATTTTTTTATTTCTCAACAACCATTATTAGAATTAAAATCCCAATAATGGTAATATGAAAGTAACTTTCAGTCATAATTATTAACATGTCAATTGTTGTTCCCTTTTAAAAGGTCCTGTGTCAACCAGGGCCTTTTAAACTTGTTCCCTACTAAAATAGCTTTTTTTGTTCAAATACTTCACGCCCATGAAAAAATTACATTTGGTATCACGTACTCTTTTACACTAAGAGCTTTGATCCGAAGAGCACTTATATAGTGCTCTTTTTGGTATGGAATGTGAAATAAAGGCTTGCTCTTAAAACCTTTTATGTAATTATTGTAGGGGTTTTCCTTACACCCGTGTGTCTGTTTACTCATAAGTTGTTAAAGTATAAATATAAATTGTTAGTTAATTTATAAGGGAGGTGTAAAAATGAGTAAATTTAAAAAGAATTGTCACATACCCTTTCCATGTGCCTTTCCTTTACCTCAAATCGGGTCTACTGGATTAACCGGTGCTACTGGACCTTCGGGACCTACTGGAGCTATCGGACCTTCAGGTGGACCTCGGGGACCTACCGGGCCTACTGGAATTCAAGGTAGCCTGGGACCTACTGGGCCTCAAGGTATTTCTGGACCTCAAGGGATTCCTGGGATTTCTGGATCTATTGGTCCAACTGGACCTTCTGGAATTCAAGGTATCCAAGGTATCCAAGGCATTCCTGGCATTCAAGGTCCTATTGGACCCACTGGAATAACAGGGGTCACTGGAATTCAAGGGATTCCTGGCATTCAAGGGATTCCTGGCATTCAAGGGATTCAAGGGATTCCTGGTCCGACCGGCCCTCAAGGGATTCCTGGCATTCCTGGTTCTGAAGGTCCAACTGGACCTTCTGGAGCTGTTGGACCTACCGGCCCTTCCGGGGGACCGCCAGGACCAACGGGCCCGACTGGACCTTCTGGGGGACCACCAGGACCAACCGGAGTGACTGGCCCCACTGGACCTTCTGGGTCACCAGGACCAACCGGACTTCAAGGTATTCAAGGTATCCAAGGGATTCCTGGCCCCACTGGACCTCAAGGAAGTCAAGGGATTCAGGGGATTCAAGGTAATCCGGGGCCTATTGGTCCTATTGGACCTACTGGAATAACTGGGGCGACTGGAATTCAGGGTATCCAAGGTATTCAAGGTAATCCGGGACTTATTGGACCTATCGGCCCGACTGGCCCAACTGGGCTTCAAGGTATCCAAGGCATCCAAGGCATTCCTGGGCCTACTGGATTACCAGGAACCGCTGGAGCTACCGGACCTACTGGGCCTACCGGTCTTACAGTATCTGGGTTATCTCATTATGCTTATGTTTTCAATACAGCAGCTCAAGTTGTTGCCTTAGAAGCACCTATTCTTTTTAATTCACATGGTAGAATGACATCTGGTTTTACTCATACACTGGGAACTTCTCAATTAATGGTTCTTAATGCAGGAGATTATAAAATTTCTTTTTCTGTATCAGGAGTTGAGCCTAATCAATTCACACTTTTTTTAAATGGTGCTCCGGTTACCAGCGCAGTTTATGGATCAGGTGCAGGAACTCAACCAAACAACGGCCAAACAATCCTCGCTTTAGCTGCAGGAGATATTATTACCCTTAATAATCATACTTCCGCTGCTGCAGTTACTTTGCAGACTTTGGCAGGTGGAACACAAACAAATATAAATGCTTCGATTGTAATTGAAAAATTAAATTAATTTAATCATTTATTTCTTGAAACTCTGCCAGTAAATAACCTGGGGTGGATTCTTTTTTTTAACAAGCAGTTAGCTTTTGCTAGCTGCTCTTTTAATTAAAATAACGATTTTGTTATATATGTTTTTTCACACTTCATAAGAAAATACATATATTAATATGGGCTGCACATGTATTCATGCTTACAAATTAGACCTTGTGAGCTGACACCTATTTTCTATTAAAAATCTTGGTCAGAGAGCGCTTTTTAAAGCGCTCTTTATATTTAAATAAAGATTTTATTTAATCTCGCACCTAAATCAAAAACATACATACAATATTATGGGTATTCTTTTTCAACATTAGTTTTAGTCAGAGCGCCTTTCTCTCAAGGCGCTCTTTATTATTTAATGACAGGCTCCATAATTCCATGTAAGGCATACAATATTAAAAATTTACTCGTGAAAATCTGATTACGATTTTTTAGATTTTCTATATCTCATGAAAGATTCACCTACCTTACTAAGGGCGCATATAAAAATGCACTCTTTTTATTTGTTGTTAAATAAGGATTTTGTTTTACTTGTACTAGCTATCCGTCCCTTGTATAAATGCACCTTTTTTACATACCATATTAAAATCCAAATAATCCTCTTTTAGGACGGTACTAATATGAACAAGACATTAAAATACATTTTAACCTTCTTTTGTGTAGTGTTTTATATTGCCATAATTAGCTGTATTATTTATCTAAACTTTGTTTCAGAGCATTTTATTCCTCCAAGCAAGAAATCTAAGATCGAACATAACCATTTATAATTAGGCATAAGTAACGCTCTACAAGGCATTCTTTAGCTTTAAAATAAGATTTTGTTTAGATTTCATTAACCTTACTGATTCTTTGGCATACAATATTATCACAAGGAATTCCACAGGTTGCTCTGGTCCAGTTACCTTGAATTTCTTGCAGACCTTGTGGGAAGAATCCGTTTATAAAAGACGGGTTCTTTTATTTTTCCTGAAAAAATAAAAACGTTTGATTATATTTTTTATTACTGCCCATTTCCTCTTATTCTGCATTCCTATAAATAGACAACAGCATAGGATAAAAAGTAAATGATAAAATTATGAGAGGAGCTTGGATATGCAACATATTCCACGTTATTATTATCCATCTCAAAGCCCAATGGATAGCATCTGGAATAACAATAATTGGATTTACGCTTGGAATCCTTATTATTACAGTTACAACAATAATGCTTTGGACCACAACCGATATCCTTATTGTGAAAATTTCAGATTAACAGATTATGGAACTAGACCATTTGTATTGAATATTAATCAAGCCACCAAACAAAACAATACTTACCGAACCGCTATCTGGACAGGAAAAAACTTACAAGTAACTTTAATGAGTATTAATGTTGATGATGACATAGGTTTAGAAGTACACCCTACAACCGATCAATTCATACGTATTGAAGAGGGTCAAGGACTCGTTCAAATGGGTGATAACAAAGATAAATTAGATTTTCAAGAAATGGTCTATGATGACTATGCAATTATGATACCTGCTGGAAAATGGCATAATGTAATTAATATGGGGAATAAACCACTTAAAATTTACTCTATATATGCACCTCCAGAACATCCCTATGGTACAGTTCATGAAACAAAAGCGATTGCCATGTCTACTGAAGCAAATCGGTATTACTAATGAGAAAATATCTTAGTCTTAAACAAAATTATTGCTTAAATACTTCAAAACCATAAAAAATTTAAAATAACTCTTAGTCATAGAGCCACTTAAAAACCACTCTTTAATTTTTGAATAAAGATTTTATCTATATCTATTCACTAATCTCATACTCTGACATACAATAATAGTGCCTTTCTATATAATGTGAGTTCGTCACTGTCGTTATAATGAGGTATAAGGAGCGCTCACGATTAGCGCTCTTTTTATTTAAATAAAGATTTTGTTTACTTTTGCTAGCTACCCTTCCCTTTTATAAATGCACCTTTTTTACATACCATATTAAAATCCAAATAATCCTCTTTTAGGACGGTACTAATATGAACAAGACATTAAAATACATTTTAATCTTCTTTTGTGCATTGTTTTATATTGTAATTATGGGCTGTATTGTCTATCTAAACTTTGTTTAAGAGCATTTTATTCCTCCAAGTAAGAAATCTAAGATCAAAATTAGTAGCGCACTACAAGTCGCTCTTTAGCTTTAAAATAAGGATTTTGTTTAAATTTCATTAACCTTATTGATTCCTTTGCATACAGTATTATCACAAGGAATTCCACAGGTGGCTCCGGTCCAGTTACCTTGAATTTCTTGCACACCTTGTGGAAAGAATCCGTTTATAACAAACGGGTTCTTTTATTTTTTCGTCATAAAATAACTATTTTATTAAGTTTTTAATTTCTAATGTAATTATTCCCCTCCTAAATTTCATATTTCATTTACATATTTCATTTACTAATAAAGAGTTAACTTTTGGAGGTGAATTATGTCAAAAGAGAATCAATTTAATCCACATGAAATTTTACATGGAGCTGCATTAGACCCAAGTTCGATTGGACCTACATTACCACCTACTCCAACATTTACAATACCTACTGGGCCTACCGGTGCTACCGGACCTACTGGAATTCAAGGTAACCTGGGACCTACTGGTCCTCAAGGTATTTCTGGACCTCAAGGGATTCCTGGGATTTCTGGATCTATTGGTCCAACTGGACCGACTGGAATTCAGGGTATCCAAGGCATCCAAGGCATTCCTGGCATTCAAGGTCCTATTGGACCTACTGGAATAACGGGGGTCACTGGAATTCAAGGGATTCAAGGCATTCAAGGCATTCCTGGCATTCAAGGCATTCAAGGCATTCCTGGCCCGACCGGCCCTCAAGGGATTCCTGGCATTCCTGGTTCTGTAGGTCCAACTGGACCTTCTGGAGCTGTTGGACCTACCGGCCCTTCCGCCGGACCACCAGGACCAACCGGCCCGACTGGACCTTCCGGGGGACCACCAGGACCTACCGGACTTCAAGGTATCCAAGGTATCCAAGGCATTCCCGGCCCCACTGGACCTCAAGGAAGTCAAGGGATTCAGGGGATTCAAGGTAATGCGGGGCCTATTGGTCCTATTGGACCCACTGGAATAACTGGGGCGACTGGAATTCAGGGTATCCAAGGTATTCAAGGTGATCCAGGACTTATTGGACCTATCGGCCCGACTGGCCCCACTGGGCTTCAAGGTATCCAAGGTATCCAAGGCATCCAAGGCATTCCTGGGCCTACTGGTGACACCGGGCCTACTGGCGCTACCGGACCATCAGGTGGTCCTCCTGGGCCTACCGGTGCTACCGGACCTACCGGTACAATTCAACCAAATCCATTTGAAGTATTCGTTCAGTCTGGAGCCATTGGTGGGGATGGTACACAAGCCAATCCATTTGGCACTATCCAACAAGGTATTACAGCAGTATCACCAACAGGGATAGTGCATGTATTAGCAGGAACATACCCCCTTTCTTCAACGATATCAATTAATAAAACTGGTATTACTCTAAAAGGCTATCCTGGTACACTTATCAACTTACAAGCAGCTGTTATTCCTTTTATAGTTACTGGAAATGGAATAACTATTGATGGATTAACAATAACAAGTAATAATCCATATGCTGTTGAATTTATTCAAATTGGTGGGACTAATCATAATATCATTAATAACGTTATCTTCGGTCCTCCACAAGCTGGCCCATCTACAGGTTGGGTCGTAAACCGAGGATTTGTCACTCAAACTGGTAATATGACCAATCTATTAGTTCGAAATAATATCTTTTACTCTCTACGCCAGCCTGCTTATCTAAATCCAAATACTAATGGATATATTATTGATAATGTTGTTTACAATACAAGAGGGTTTGTTGTTGATCGATCTGTATTTCAATTTTCCGGAAATTCATGGGGTAGTCCAGTTAATGCCGTTGATATAGCATTATTAGTTGGAACTATTTCAGGTCCTCCATACGATCCACTAACAAATTTATCTACTAACAACAGTAATGCTGTAATTAGTGATCAAAGGTAAACTGGCAGAAGTCTCTGAAATTTTTGAGGAGACTTCTATTCTTTTTTTATAATAAAATTCAAATTTGATTAAAGTAACTGTGTTTTTCGTTCTTCCATACGAATTACTTTTCCACTTTGATATACAAATGATTGTTCACCAAATCCACCTTGGGGTGGTTCTATTAGTTGGACCTGACCATTTTTAACAACATATATTCCGTTTATTTTCAAATCTATTTCAGCTGTCATTTCTTCAAGTTTTTCTTTAATAATTCCCACTAAGACCACTCCCGTATGTTATGATTATTTTGTCGAAGCAAGTCGGGAGCAATCTCGGCTTTTTTGTTTGTCTACAAGTATCGCACAACATTTTCTGGAACAAATGATTGTTCCAATGATAAATAAAGTCGTATTGAAATCGGTTCTTTATTATCTCTCGCAGACTTGCAAAGTTTCTCCGCTTCTTCCCAATCGAACTGCTTATCTTCCACTCGCTTAAATCTCCAAATTCCAATTGTATATTCCTCAAATAATTCATACTGATCATTTGGCGCTGTTGTTGGTTTTAGTTCATCAGTAGCTCTTACTTGCTTTGGTACTTGAACAACTACATCCGTAAAACGAACTTTAGAATTTAATCGATGAATGTGTGCTTTCTCAGTATCGAATGCTACTACAGGCTCAACATCAAATATTGTTAACTGCTTTGGCATTACAATCCTCCTAAGCCTCTTTTTTATATTTAGCTAATACTTGTTCTAAACGTTTACGTTCACCCTCTAAATCCATTTCATCGTGCTTTACAGACTGAGATTGCACTTCTGTATCTTGTGTATGTAACCAATCAGGAACAATTTCTTTTCGAGCATTATTTCTTCCACCACGAGACTGGTATTTCTTACGGAATTGAGCTTGTGCAGCTTCAACATCAGTAATACTCTTATACCCCTTAGCATGCCAATCTCTTAAAATACCTTGTACATAAGACATATTAGGTGCATTCTTTTCTAAAGCTATTTTCATTGCTTTGATAACAAGCTGTGCATTCAAATCTTCAATCCACGCATTAATCCCTTCAGCCACAAATGGTTTAAGAACTCCAAAGTTTTGCTCATAAAATGCTATTGGATTTTCTTCTGCAACTTTTTTATCTCTTGAGCAGCTTGCTGCTTCTTCTTTTGTTTTTGTTTTTGTTTCTTCTTTTTCTATTGTTTCTGTTTTTGTTTCTTCTTTTTCCTTCATAGGGTCTTCTAAGCCCCTTATAAGCCACTCAAAACGAGCTTGGAAGTATTCCTTAATACGAGGAATTTTAAAATCTTGCTGCTGTTCTAACTCTAAACATGTCTCATAAAAATCAATCAAAAAATCTTCACACTTAATATTCTGGATTTCTTTTAACACACACTTTTCAATATTCATATTTGTAATAGCATTGAATTTAAGCCAATTAATCATCATAATTTCTTTCGTCTTTTTGTTGTAATGAATTTTCCCGTAATCAGCAAACCGCTCTAGCAGCTTCTCAACCGTCTCACGGTTATACCCTGTATCCATTTCTATCACTCGTAATGGAAGCTCATAGATACCACTCTGAGAAGTTTTGCTATTAGTCATCAAATACAGGTAGAAGTATTTTTCCTCCGGTGTAAGATCTAAAACGAATGCATCTTGCCAATATGAAACTTGAACAGGTCTATAAACTGCCATATTATTCATCCTCCATTGTTTTACTTGATTTGCTTTGATATACTTAATCCAATTCAATTTTTAGAAAAACTCTCTATAAGAGTCTAAAATCTATCACTCTGCAAAGTGATAGATTTTTTATTTTTTACGACTAACTAATGATGCGTTGATCCCCTGCTCTTGAAGACTTTTAACAACTACACGATAACTCTTTGATACATCGTGATCCTCTTTTTCATTACGAAGGCTCTTGAATTCTTTTGCGCATCTATTTAATTCCTTCTCCCAATGATTTGCTTCATCTAATGAACCAGCATTGAACATGTTATGAATACATGTCACCATGCAGTTATGTAATTCATTTGCAAAAGCAAAATCACCTGGTAGAACTAAGTCGAACAGACGATTACATTCTGATTTCATGACTTATTCCTCATTTCTAGTAATTTGATACTGTACGCATCGTTATGAACAGAATGTAATGTATATTAAGCGGTTAGAGTTAACAAATCTTTCTGGTCATAACGACAAGCACAACAGCTTGTCGCACTAAATTGTTATATGCTATAATTTATCTACTGTCATGATCGGCTATCGCAGGCTACGCGGTGGCCTTTCCTTTTTTCTTTTTGTTTTTCAACACGAATGCTGCTTCTATAATTCGAATTCTTATCTCCATCAACTTCTTCTCTTGTTTTAGGTCCCTAGCTTTCATATAGTCTCCACAAACTGCTGCAATTCGAATATCACCATATAAATTTGCTTCCTTACGAATTAGAGCTTTATATTGATTTAAAGTTGGACTTGCATAATCAATCGTCATAACTTAAACCTCCCCAATAAAATAATTAAATTAAGCTTTTATATACTTCCTAGCTCGTAATGATACTTTCCAGTACTTAAAGACTTCTTTCATTGAAATACCATATTGATCACTTAGGACCGCTACGAGGCTCATCATCGAACCTGTAGCATCCAAGATTTCATGCATTACCTTTTTCAAATCCTCTTTCTCACTTTCGGACCAAGCCTGTGAAGGTTTAAACCAACATACTGTATCGAGTTGTTCCAAAGCTTCATTTGTCTCTTGATAAACCATATATCTCATACTTGTAGGATGAAGATCTATTTGCTCTCCATTAAAGAACGGGATACTTACATATCCTGCTGCTTCACTCCACATTTTAAAAAACAACTGTGGATCATCAATTCCTTCAGTAATGCATTTTCTTAAATCTTCTGGTAATCGTCGCTGTTCAGTTTCATATTTTGCTAGTGACTCACGACTCACGGGGATTTCTAAGGAGAGTTGTTCTTGGGTGATTCCCTTTCGTTTTCGTGCCATAGCAACTTCTTTTCCTATGGACATCGTTTACTTCCCCCATTCGTACCTAAAGCAATATTTATTTGTGACAACTTACTATGGTAATTTATTATTAGACGGATTCTTTAAATGGATTGTAATACTCAGTATTGTTTTCTACCCAGTCAGTGTGATTCTCCATCCACTTAAAAAGAAGGTGTGTAGGAATAAGAACCCCAGCTTCACGACATACTGGAAAATCAGAACGGTTTAATAACTCAGATGCTTTAGTGCGTTTGATATGTAACAGGTTCATTAATTCAGTAATTGTTAAAAATGGTGGTAATTCTTTTATTGGCTGAAGATGTTCGGTTGCTTTTTGCACTTCTTCCCGGATAATTTGACGAAATGATTCGATATCGAAGTTAATCACTTTCTTTCCCCCCTTAAAACTATTAACAATCGCACACATTGTGTTGTAGAGAATCAAAAAAAATAGATTGAACAGTAGCTCCATAAAAATTAGCTAATTTTACTTTTATTTCATCTCGTGGAATTCTTTGTCCATTCTCATACATTTGTAATGTACTAACACTAATGCCCACTGACTCAGCCACTTCTTCTCTTGTTTTTTCACTTCTTAAAGTTATAAGATTTTTGGCTATTAATTGTTTATTCAAGTATATCCCCCCCAAGTTAACAACACAAAACGTGCGGTTTAACACAAGTCTAAACCACACACTTCGTGTTGTCAACACTTTTCGTGTGGTTTAGACTTGTAAACTTAATTAAATAACACATATTGTGTTATCATATGGATAGGTGATAAAATGAAAACTTTTGGAAATATACTCCGAGACTTACGGAAAGAAAAAAAAATTACTCAAAAAGAACTGGCTCAAATCCTTAAACTTAGTGAAAGTACAATTGGCATGTATGAAAGAAATGAACGTCAACCTGACTACGACACACTTAATCAAATTGCTAATTATTTTGAAGTAACAACCGATTACCTCTTGGGACGAACTGTTTCTTATAAAGAAGATAATTTAAAAGGTATTGATAATGACCCTGAACTTGGCCTATGGTTTAAAAATATTAAACTTGCGTCTCCTGAAAAACAAGAAGAACTAAAAAGATTCTGGGAGTTTATCTTACACAAGGAAAAAAATGAAGATACATAAAAAAAATTACAAATTCTGTATTAACAAAGGCACGCTTATCTGCGTGTATTTGTTTCATTTCTTATTCATTTTATCGTTATGTTCATCTTATAAAATATTATTATTTTTTAATTATTTTATGCTATATTAAGGAGGAATTTTTATGAGTAAAACCATCCATTATTACAACTGCTTCATCACCCGAAATGGTGTAAAAACCAACATAAACTTAACAACCTTATTAGACCAACTTATTGGCATTAATCCACAAGTATTATTTAAAAGCACGAAGTACGGTAATATTTCGTTAATAAATATGAAAATGCCGGATATAACTTCCCCTACTTTTCAAAATAGAACTGTAACATTCGGAAAATTCAGAGACCACAAACCATATTTGGGCAATAAAGGAACCAGAAGAGCCGATGAGATTACAGATGATGTTTTAGAATTAACTACCGCCGTATTTATGCCAAATTCAAACTTGGTAATGATTGAATATAATCATTATGGTTGTCGACCAGTTCACTTGCAGCATTATTTAAGTCTTTTTTTACCAAGCAGTGAAACTGAAAGTTGGATGGTCGAATTTACTGAAATTGAACCTACATTAGGTTTTAATGATGTTCGCCACTCTCGAAATATAAAATCTATTGAATTCAGCCTTAATTTGATAGCACCTGCTCCACATAATTTTCTTGAAAACCAAGAAAACGAAAGTCTAATTGCCAATATTTTAAGACCTACCCTTGAAAGTCATGCTGAATTTGGTGCAAACAAAGCAACCATTACTTTTTCTAATGGCCGTTTCCGTAGGGAAGTTATACACCCTGAAAGACTAATTGAATTAGTTGCGGCACTTGATTTTGATGAAAATGATGTTTTCGAATCCATTAAAGTAAAATACCAAAGTCCAACAACTGGAAATTCTGAACATATAGATTTAAAAAATGCCGGAGTACTAAAAAGAATCATTATGAGAAATGACGATAATACCGGGTGGGAGTATATCGGTGATCAAATGGAGAGCGACTATTATAATAACAACAGACCAGGAAATGGTTTTGTAAGACGTTATGACCGCGAAATTATTGGCGCTAACTTGCCAAATATTGTTCTACCAGAAATACCATTACCTGATGCTATACCAAACTAATTATTTATATGTGTTATATTGAGTGCAAGGATGTGATTAAAAATATGAAAAAATATGATAAACTAATACGTTCCTTTGAAGATTACTCAATTACAGTAATATTAATTATGTTTTCTATTGTATTTTCAATTAATAAATTACTTATGATTTTCTATACAAGTTTCGCTTTTAGTAGCATAGAGAAATTTATTACAGTGCATCTAAAATCCTTTTTTATAGCTAAAGAAGGTTCCTTAGGTACTATTACAGCAGTTTTTATCGGTATTTATTTTACTGTATTCTCAATTTTGGGTAGTATTAAAATCGGATCTACCTTTGCCACTCTAACGAATAAAAATTTAAAAAAATTAGTTAAGTTTATAAAAAATGCCCTAATAGGGGCGTTTATTTTCCTATTCTTCTTGCTGTCCATGCAAACATTTATTCAATTAACTAATTGGATATTAATTGTCATTGGTTTTCTTTTATTACTCTATGTTTGTCTTTCTGCAATTAGATTTGGTATAGTAATATACTTTATTATAAAAAAAGATATCGAGAATACACATTCAAACATAGAAAAAGAAGAAATAGTAAACCAGAAGAATCAATTGTTAATGCATAGATTGGACAATTTTTTAACAGAGCATGAAAAGATTCAATCAAAAAAACAGGCCGAATTAATGCAACATAATATTAGATCAATAAAAAGCACTAGAAAACATGACTGATACTTCTTGTCTTCTAGTGCTTTTTATTCTCTATGTTAACTTTAATACTTCTTAGTTTATAAAACTCTCCATTATCTATCCTTTACTTAAAACTTTTAAGATTTCTATTAACAACTATCGCCTTCAGTAATTATACCATTTAGTATATTGAAAAATCTTAATTTAAATTATACCTGCTTCTATATTAATCAATTTCTTTTCTAGTATTTATTAATCCCGCTACTACTCGAACCATGTGACTCTTTTTCACTTTAGAAACCACACTCCTTTTATCCTTTGGGTGAAATTAATTCATAAATCAAACCTTTCAAATTTTACTTTTTTATATTATTATAATAATAAGAACATATGTTCTTATTATTTTTGAATGGAGTGAAAAATATTTTGTTTCAATCGCAACCCTACTACACAACACAACTTGAAGACTATATCCAGCACTTGTACCAATCCTTATCTATTATTGTTCCCGAACAAATTGATATGATAGAGATTGCGAAAAAGCTAAACATTTGGCTGTACTTCGCTCCGTTTGGAAGCCATGCAATAGAAAGAAATCAAATAGCTAACTTAGTTATTGATAATCGTATCTCTCAGCAAGAACAATGGGAGGATTTTGGCCATGAGACCTGTCACATTCTATTTCATTCTGGTAATCAATTATTAATGCATCAAATGTTTCTAGATTATCAAGAAGCAAAGGCTAAAAACTTCGCACAACAATTTTGTGTACCTACTTTTATGTTACGAAAACTTCCTCCCCTACAGTTAAAAGCATATATAATCTCAGAAAAATTCAATGTAACAACACCGTTTGCTGAAAAAAGGCTTTTACATTATGAAAATCAATTATTAGCAAGTAAATTACAGAATCAAATATCACAATACTGTAATTTTAAGAAATAACGATTCGGGAGGTGTTGAATATGAAAGGAAGTTTTCGTAAACGTGGAAATACGTGGTCTTTTACAATAGATATCGGTATAGATCCGGCCACAGGAAAACGCCAGCAAAAAAGTAAAAGTGGATTTAGAACAAAAAAAGAAGCCCAAAATGCTGCTGCAGCGATGATTACAGAGATAGAGAAAGGAATATATTTTGATGACAAACAATTAAATGTTTTAGATGTATGGGAAAAGTTAAAGCCTCTTCGTAAGGCTGAATTAAAAATTACATCTTATGAGAAAGACATGAGCTTAGTAAAGCTCTATATCCTTCCCACATTTGGTTATAAAAAAATTAAAAGTATTAAACCTGTAATGATTCAAAGCTACTATGCTGAACTTAAAGAAAAAGGCCTGTCAAATGGTACAATCAGCAATATACATCGCTGCTTCAGATGCATATTCAAACATGCAGTAGAATGGGAAATCATACATGATAATATAATGAATAAAGTAAAAAAACCACGTGAAGAGCAAGGCGAGATGAAAACATGGTCTAGTGAAGAATGTAATCGATTCCTCCAGTATCTAAAAGAAAAAAATATTAAGTACCATATGTTCTTCTTACTCGCAATCTATACAGGTATGAGACGTGGAGAATTACTTGCACTAACGTGGAAAGATATTGACTTTGATAATAAACGTATCCTGGTTAATAAATCACTTGTAAAAACAGAAAAAGGACTATTTAAAGCTGCTACAAAAACTAAGTCCTCAAATAGAAGTATTAGTATCTCTTCTTTTGTTATAGGAAAGTTACAATCCTACTACTCCTATAAAAAGAAAGAATTTTTCCGTTGGGGTATACACTTGAATGAAGAGGCGTTTATTTTCACCGGCAATACGATACATTCGCCCTTACATATAGATGCTCCTCATCGCTTTTTGAATGATCACTATAAAAAAGCTGGTGTTCCTCGGATTCGTATACACGACTTACGACATACTCATGCTACACTTATGCTTCAGGCTGGAGAACATCCTAAAATCGTACAAGATCGCTTAGGACATTCATCTATTCAAATGACTTTAGACAAGTATAGTCACATCACACAGAACATGCAGCAACAAGCAGCAGAAAACTTCGAGAGCATAATAAAATCTAATGAAAACACCTGATAACAAATGAAAAGATTTAATGTGAGCAAAATGTGAGCATCGAGGAAAACCAACACTTATAAACCTTGATATAATAAGGTTTTCCATACTATATCGTTGAATCTTGGGAGAAGAATGAACAGTTTTAGAATTGTTTATTTGATAAAATATAAAAAACACAAAAGTGCCAAACCCCTTATACCACAAGGGTTTTGGCACTTTTTAATATATAAAACAAATTTTATTGAAATAATTATTTTTATAGATTTTCATACTTTTTTATATAGTACGTGAACATATACAGTACAAAATTACACCTTTGTATACACATTTTTAGAAACATCTTACGTTTATCAAACAATAACCAAAAGACGTACCTGCAACCTCATCATATAAATAATAGATATTAAAAAGAGGACACTATAAGCGCCCTCTTCCTTAGGTTTTAAATATGTTCTCCATGATCCATAAACACTTCAATTGCTTCGTTTTGTGGTATGTCTTTTACATTAGTAAGACCAAAAGTAAAAACAGCGGATAACATCATCATTAATAAGATTGCTTTTTTCATTTTAGCGCCCTTCTTTCTATGCTCTTTTTGTCTGCATCTAAAGCGATGTGCAAATACTTGCTTGCTTTTCTGTGATTTTCTGAACCATAGAATCTTTCACCTAAAAGAGAAGCATATTCTTTTACCCAATCATATAATTCTTCTTTTTCAAAATACGAAATACCTTCTATAACCACATTTTCTAATTCTTCTTGCGGTACATAGTTATGTACTGCTTTTAAAATTCGGAAATGATGACGATAACATAAGTCGCTAATCTTATAGCCATTCTCAATATATTCATTAGCGATATGACTATAACCTAACTTAAAATGTTCTCTTGCTAAAAGAAACATAGTTTTAGCGTTATTTTCTAATGAATCCTCTAAGTGTTTAATTGCTAACTCTGGCATGTTTTGACTTGCGTATAAAAGTCCTAAATTATGCTTAACTCGTTTAATAAGAAGTTCATCATTAGATTTTTGGAAGGTACCTAGTGCTGAAAGTAAATATTCCTCTGCACTTTCGAATTCATTTAGTCGAATGTGTGCCATTCCTAAAGTATTTAAGCATGCTGCAGTTTTTAATTCATACCCTGGACTAATTGAAAATACTTCATTCGCCTTTGTAGCAAATTGAACTGCTAGGATTGGTTTTAATACGTGATAGTAATGGACTGCAAGCCAATAATTAAATTCAGCTTTTTCAATTTCATCATGCATGTACTCTAAAAACGTTTCAGCTTTTTCAAATTGCATTCTTGCTTCACTATGGTTTGCTTTATTAATAGCGTAAATTGCTTTAAATAAATGATGATAGTACTCTAAAAATGTTTCTGTAGACTCTGGTAAAGGCTCGATTTTGTCCAGAATATCTTTTGTACTATCCATATCCCGAATTAGCAGTTTATACCGGGCATTCAATAAAGCGTAGTAGACTAATATTGTTTGGTCTTCCTTAATATTATTGATTTTATTTGCAATATCTTCTTTTATTTTCTGAGACTGTAATACACGTTGTGAAATCATAGCTTGATACCATTCGTTTAATAATTTTGTGATTTCTTCTTTAGAAATAATGTCAACACTCAT